ATGTCGGTTTTTCATAACTGGCTGCTTGATATCGCAAGCGGGAATTACTTTATCTACATCAAACGCCTTTCTGCAAACGACACAGGCGCAACAGGTGGCCATCAGGTCGGACTTTATATCCCCTCAAATATCGTTGAAAAGCTTTTTCCATCTATCAATCATACTCGCGAACTGAACCCTTCAGTCTTCCTTACTGCGCATGTATCATCCCATGATTGCCCTGATACCCAAGCACGCGCAATTTATTACAACAACCGTTATTTTGGTAAGACCCGAAACGAAAAAAGAATTACGCGCTGGGGGAGAGGAAGTCCATTACAGAACCCTGAAAATACAGGAGCCCTCACAATTCTTGCTTTCAGGTTAAACGAACAGAACACTGACTGTTCCGAGGTAGATATATGGGTCTGCGTCAATCCCGATGAAGAGGATATCATCGAGTCTGCTATTGGCGAAATCATACCTGGAACCCTAATTTCCGGCCCTGCCGGACAAATTTTGGGCGGATTGTCTCTTCAGCAAACTCCAGTAAATCATAAATATGTTATTCCTGAAGACTGGAAGAAGCGTTTTCCTTCTGGAAACGAAATTATTCAATATGCTGCTGGCCATTATGCTAAAAACTCCAAGGATCCAGATGAGCAACTGATTGACCGTCGGCGTGTCGAGTATGATATTTTTCTACTCGTCGAGGAATTACATGTTCTTGATATTATTAAGAAAGGATTCGATTCTGTAGATGAGTTTATTGCATTAGCCAACTCTGTCAGTAATCGACGTAAATCAAGGGCAGGCAAATCACTTGAACTTCACCTAGAGAAGCTTTTTATCGAGCACGGACTACGGCATTTCTCCACTCAGGCAGTTACTGAAGGTAATAAAAAACCAGATTTCCTGTTTCCTTCAGCAGAGGCATATCATAACGTTGAATTTCCTGTAGAAAACTTACGTATGCTGGCAGTAAAGACCACCTGCAAAGATCGCTGGCGTCAGATACTGAATGAAGCAGATAAAATCCATCAGGTACATTTATTTACACTGCAAGAAGGTGTTTCTTCAGCACAATACCGAGAAATGAAAGATGCGGGTGTCAGACTCGTTGTACCATCAACTTTACATAAAAAATACCCAGAAGCAGTTAGAGAAGAATTAATAACGCTCGGAGCATTCATTACTGAGCTGATAGAGCTTTACGCTGAACTATCATAGGCTGACTCCCGGCTTAAAAGGCCGGGAGATGTTCTCAAGGCTGCCCAGTCTTACCAGCATCAGCAGAAACAGCTTTGAGGATATAGGGTTCCAGAAGTCTGGCAACAGCTTCAAATACTGGCACCACAACTGAGTTACCGAACTGCCGATATGACTGAGTATCTGAAACCGGAATACGGAATGGTTTCCCTCCAGGTTTTTCAAATCCCATAAGGCGTGCGCACTCTCGGGGAGTCAGCCTGCGTGGTCGACGAGCCTGATTACTCTCATTCATAAAGTCAGCCTCTCCCGTTGCCATATCCCAACCACGATCAATAAGAATTTCTGATCCGTCTTTGTGATATCTGGCAGAAAGTGTGCGTGCAATGCTTTCCTTATTCTCAGGATTGACCAACCCAAAGCCAAAACCATTCCCCTTGGCTGCATGCTTTTTGGCGTAGTTATAAAGGTACTCCCATAGTTTTGGCGTAAGTATATATTTACTGTCGACTACAGGCTCCAGCAATTCACCAAATGATGGGCGGTGTTCCGGATAAAAACGACTGATATCACGCAAGGTAAACCCCTTGTGAATATTCAGATCTCGTCTAAATCCGACCAGAACAATACGTTCACGATGCTGAGGCAAAAAATGCTTCCCATCGATAATCTTTGGATCGTTTTTTCCCATTTCTGCAGCATCGGCAACTTCGTAGCCCAGCTCGTCAAGGGTCTCCATAATGACTTTGAAAGTTTTACCCTTATCATGGCTCTTCAGATTTTTGACATTTTCCAGCACAAAAATTGCCGGTTTTTTTGCTCGTATAATACGTGCCACGTCAAAAAAAAGTGTTCCTTGTGCTTCACATTCAAAACCATGCGCACGACCAAGTGAGTTTTTCTTACTAACACCAGCAAGGCTAAATGGCTGGCACGGGAACCCCGCAAGAAGCACATCATGATCCGGCACATGCTCATCAATATATGCATAAGCATCCGTTTCCAATACATCGGTTTTATCACTCAGCGTGACTTCCCGAATATCGAGATTGAATTTATGCACCTGTTCATCGTTAAACCAGTTGGCCTTGTATGTACGCACAGCATCTTTATTCCATTCACTGGTAAAAACACACTGGCCTCCAATGGCCTCAAAACCTTTCCGTATCCCTCCAATTCCAGCAAATAAGTCAATGAAGCGGAAAGCATATTCCGGATGGTTTGCAGGTGGTTCTGGTAGCATCTTACGCAGAAGAGACTCTTCTACTGAAGTCAACGATTTTGGTAAACACTTGCCATTAATCCAGCGGTTAATGGTTTCACGGCTCCACTCATTTTTTCCGACTTTTCTCAGTAATTCAGCCACATACTTCTGATCATAGATTTCCAGCACTTTCTCGATAAGCTTTTTATCATTTTCCTGTCGCAGCTTTTCTTCCGCCTCGGCTTCCTTCAGCAGATGCTGTGCCAACACTTCAAATTCAGACATAATTCCTCCAAGGGGTCTAATGGGTGAAACTTTATCACTCATTCAACCCAGAAGGAAATGTTTTATCTGGATATTTAAACAGTGACTACAACGTAATCTAGCACTGGTGATGCTTTGTTAGGCATAGAGAATCATTCTATATACGACTAATGACAGAAAAACAGCAGATAAGTAGTTTGTTCATAAATTAACGCATACTATGTGTCTACGGTTTTCGAGACCGGTCCAATCATCAAACGAAACATAAAATTAGCTCACATTATGAGGAAAAGTATCTTTTTTGTACTATGTAAATTCAAAGGCTTAGCCTCATTTCTCCGATGGTTTTCTCAACACTACTGGTTGTGAGCCCTTGCAATGATCATTAATATACGTCTCACAAATAATTCTTCATAGATATTGCAAAATGGATATTACTGAGTTTCCTTCTGGAGTAATTGAACACCTTGGCTGGTATGTATACCGATTGATTGATCCGAGGGACGGAAGCACCTTCTATGTAGGGAAAGGCAAAGGTAACCGCGTATTTGCCCATATGCGCGGTGAAGTGGCAGCGACTGATGATGACGAGTTACTGAGCAACAAGCTAAAGCAAATTAGAGAAATAAGGTTAGCAGGACTTGAAGTTATCCATGTCATCCATCGACACGGAATGACTGATGAAAAGACGGCGTACGAAGTTGAAGCAGCACTTATTGATGCCTACCCTGGGTTAACGAATATCATGAATGGTGCTGGCAGCAATGAATTCGGCGCCGCGCATGTCAAAGAGTTGATAGCAACATATCAGCCCGAAACCATAACATTTCATCATAAAGCATTAATGATATCCGTTAACAGAAGTGCAAAGGATTCAGAGCTTTATGATGCGGTTCGATTTAGCTGGCGCATTAATGTCTCTCGCGCCAGCCAAGCAGAAATCATTCTTGCTACTGTAAGAGGGATCGTTCGAGGGGTTTTCATTGCTGATAAATGGCTCAAATCAACACGTGAAAATTTCCCTTCGTTGAAATACTGGGACGAGGATCCTGACTTTGAGGCAACACAAAGTTCGCGCTATGGTTTTGAAGGTCGAGAAGCCCCACCTGAAATAGCAAATCTTTATCTTGGAAAAAAAATACCAGATGAATTAAGAAAAAAAGGAGCTATGTCCCCGGTCCGTTACTCACCTAATTTTTGAGTCTTTAAGTGATAAGCATAAACCGCAGCACGTCATGCATACGTCGTGTCTGCGGTTTTTCTTTTTTGCTTACACGGTGTCTGGTTCTTCTGGCCACTCAATATCCGGTGCAGTTGATGTATCAACACGGTTCAGCAACACCCGATACTTTTTCCAGGCTTCCAGCAATGAGGTTTCTTCCTCCGTTGCGATTTCCAGATCTACAGCATCCTGAAGTGGCGCAATATGCTCACTGGCTACCTGCATCAGGCTGTTTTTTGTTTCTTCTGCCTCCCGGATCCGGAACAGTTTTTCTGCTTCCGTATCCTTCACCCAGGCTGTGCCGCTCCACTTCTGATATTCCCCTCCCGGCGACAACCAGGTAACATTTTCCGGTAACGGACCGAGTTCAGAAATAAATAACGCGTCGCCGGAAGCCACGTCATAAACCGTTTTACCCCGATGGTCTTCAACGAGATGCCACGATGCCTCATCACTGTTGAAAACAGCCACGAAGCCTGCCGGAATATCTGGTGGTGCAATATCGGTACTGTTTGCTGGCAGACCTGTATGAGGCGGAATATATGCGTCACCTTCACCAATAAATTCATTAGTTCCGGCCAGCAGATTATAAATTTTTATGGTCCGTGCTTGTTCACTCATTCTGAATGCCATTATGCAAGCCTCACAATATAGTTAAATGCGATGTTTTTGACGGTGTTTTCCGCGTTACCAGCAGCGTTAACGGTGATGGTGTGTCCATGTGAACCAATCGCAACGGAGTGCGTATGAGCACCAATACCGACAGTATGCGCGTGTGCACCTGCAGATGCTGCTGTGCCGGACAGTGAATGGCTATGATTACCATCTGTACTGGTATTCGCTAACCACCCCGTAGACATACCTACTGAGCCTTGTACACCCCAGGTATTTTGACCTGAGCTTGTATAACCATATTGATAAGTATCTTTAAAAACACTGGGGTTAAATCGACGGCCATCTCTATGGCTGTGATTACCAGCTGCATTCGTGCTGCCACTTAAACTATGGGTATGCGCACCAGTGTTATTCGTGGATTTAGTGCCGTAATCAAACGACGATGTGGTTTTCGTCCCCAAATCCGTACTGGATGCGCTGGCGCTGTGGGTATGCGATTTAATGCCGTCCTGTTCCTGAGACAATACGGCCCGACCACTGGCAGGTTTGCCCTTAATCGTCCAGCCACGCATATCAGGGATCACGCCTGACGGATAAGCGGCTGCAAGTTTCGGGTATGCAGATTTGTCAAAAGTCTGCCCCTGCATCAGGGCATAGCCAGACGGAACGGTATCTGATGGCCACGGGATTGGTGCGCCAGGCGGATAAAACTGCTCTGATGGCGTATAGAGTGAATAAACTGTACCGTCCGTTAACCCTTCCGGCTTATTAGCAGAATATGCTGGTGACGTATGAATCGTCACGCTGGCATTACTGGTATAATCCCATTGAATATTTACACCAGTCGCATAATTTCCGATTGCAACGTAAATATCGTAAGTATCACCAGATGTATTGACCCAGGCAAAATTTGTAAACCCTGTCGATGTGCGCTGCCATAAAGCACCAGTAATCCCCTTCGGATTACCATTACCTGCACGTAAAACAAGTTCAGATATACCTGCCTGTTGAGGTGACCCCACGTTAAATCCAGCGCCACCAATCAACGTAATTGAAACAACAGAACTCGCCTGTGGCATGGTTACCGTTGCTAATTTGAACCAACCAGCACCACCGCTGAATGACATTGTTGTTGAGTTAAGCGTACCAATATCTTTCGGCGTCAGTGTTATATCCGCTGAAAGCGCCTTACCATTCACCTTACGGGCAGAAGGTACCCGACCATTCGCATTGTCATTAGCTGCTTTCACTGCTTTCGGTGTCGCAGCAAGCGTTTCAGATGTGCTGTTGGTTGCACTACTGAGCTGGACAATTCCTTTTTGTGCTGTCGTAGCGTCCTGTGCGGTGTATTTCCCGTTAGCCAGGTCATACGCGGCCTTAACGGCTTTTGGCGTTGCCGCCTGTGACTCGGAAGTGCTGTTAGTCGCACTGCTGAGCTGAACTATCCCTTTCTGTGCTGTCGTTGCATCCTGTGCGGTGTATTTCCCGTTAGCCAGGTCATACGCGGCCTTAACGGCTTTTGGCGTTGCCGCCTGTGACTCGGAAGTGCTGTTGGTCGCACTGCTGAGCTGTACTATCCCCTTTTTCGTCGTGCTCGCATCCTCAAGCGCCACGGCGGATGCAATATCCTCTGCCCGTTTTGCTGCTGTCTCGGCGCGCGTTGCCGCGGATTCCGCCGTACTTTTGCTCTGTGCTGCCGCTGCCGCACTGCCAGCAGCCTCTGTCGCCTTCGTGGATGCCGTCGTGGCGCTGCCCCTCGCTGCTGACGCCTGTCTGGTCGCCTCATCTTTTGAAGCAGACGCAGATGATGCCGATGACGCCGCCGAACTGGCGGACGATGCGGCAGCCGTTTTTGAGGATTCTGCGCTGGTTTCCGACGCTTTCGCGTTCGTTTCGGATGTCTTCGCTGCGGAAGCAGACCTCGCTGCTGCGCTGGCCTGTTCAGTGGCTTCGCCAGCCTTCGTTGTGGCTGTTGAAGCGGATGATGCGGCGCTTTCTGCCGATTTTCCGGCGGCGGTGGCACTGACTGCTGCCTCCTCTGCCTTAATGGACGCCTCACGGGCCGATGATGCAGCTGCTGTCTCAGAGTCTGCCGCAGCTGAGGCGCTCTGTTCCGCTGCCGTTTCAGAAGACCTGGCATTCGTCTCGGACGTTTTTGCCGCCTTCACGGAATTTCCTGCCGCCGTTGCCGAGGAGGCTGCACTGCTGGCGCTTGTGGAGGCGTTCGTTTCTGATGATTTTGCCGCCTCTTTGGAGGCCGCCGCATCTCTGGCTGAAGTGGCGGCTTCTGACGCTTTCGTCGTCGCAGTGGATGCAGAAGTGGCTGCTGATTTTTGTGACGCTGCAGCATTCGTTTCTGACGTTTTCGCCGCACCGGCACTGGTGGCCGCCGCGCTTTTTGAGGACTCTGCAGCGGCAGCACTTTTTGATGCTTCAGTGGCCTTTGTTGATGCCGTTCCTGCGCTGGAAGACGCCTCCTGAGCCGAAGTCGCGGCCTGTCCGGCTGACGTGCTGGCTGCACGCGCTGAGCCTGCAGCATCAGTCGCATGGGTTGCCGCCTCACGGGCAGATGTGCCGGCATCACTGGCTGACTTCTTCGCGGCTGCCGTGTTCTGTGCCACCGCGGACGCGTTACGCGTCACCTCTTCCACCATCAGTTCAAAACGGCGCAGAGCCTCCGGACGGGCATCATCCTCCGTCATGGCACCGAGAAAATCATTCAGCGTACCGGGTCGGGAATCTTCATACACGGTGATGGTCCCGGCATGTGACGGCGGGAATCCTTCCACCAACAGAATAACGCTGTACTGACCGTACTCAACGTCCATGCTGTAACGCCCGGCTTCATCCGGATTTTCTGAGGCCACCGTGTTCACCACCACCGTGGTGCTGTTACGTTTTGCTTTCAGCTGGATTGTGCAGTTCTGTACCGGTTTTCCTGTGCCGTCTTTCAGTACACCTGAAATCTTTACTGCCATATTCACCCCACAAAAAAGCCCGCCTGAACCGGCGGGCTGTCATAACACTGTGTTACCTGGCTAATCAGAACTTATAACCGACACCCACGATGAAACCGTCAGTGCGCCAGTCGCCACTGCCGGAGCCTTCATAAGCAATATCAATGGCCACGGATTCGGTCGGGTTAAACTGCACGCCAGCTCCCCACGCCAGAGACGTGTTGCTGTGGCGACCGTCATCACTTCCGGTCAGCACGTCGTGCGTTTTCCCCTTGTTGTCAGTTACGCGGAGATAATCCCCGGAGAAAGTCGACACACGGCTGTAAGCCACACCCGCCATCGCATACGCGCTGAACCATTCATTCACGCGCACAGACGGCCCCGCCATTACGCTGAACCAGCGGTTACGAACGGAATCTTCATGCCAGCGAGTATCGCTGTAATGGGTCAGCTGGCGATTCTTGTCTCCTGCATAGCTGAATGACGTCACCAGCCCCAGCGTATCCGTAAACTCATAACGGTATTTCACGTTAATCCCGTTCAGATCATCACTGCCGGGAACGTTGGTCCGGGCATGAAGATACCCCGCGCTCAGCGTGGACTGATGTTCAGACGCCCATGCAGGCGCACCGGATACGGCCAGACAAATGGCTGCGGACAAAATGGCGGCACAAACTTTACGCATAATTACCTCTCGCTTTTCTGCAATAAAAAAGGCGTCATTCCTGACGCCATTTATTGGGGTTATAAATATTTCAACGAATACTGATGCCGGAAGCCGCTTTTTTGGTCACAATCACCGTACAGTCGGTGATATTGCCTGCCCCCTGATTGCCTTTCTGGAAAATCTTAAACTCCAGAGTGACGCTACCACCACCACTAGGCATATCAATAACTGCACTGTAACTACCGGGAATGGCCCCTTTAGTTTCTCTGGATGCGATTAATACGCCGTTTTTGCGAACTTCAAAACCATAACCCGTGTATCGCGTGCCTCCCGGGTTATTTCCGCTCCCCGGATCGTCATACGCTATACCGTTAAAAATAATGGGCGGAATAATAATCTGGCGGTCAAAGTTATGATCATCGCTGATGGTGACTGTAACCGTACCGTTTGGTGTTTCCGTGTTACCCCACGTACCGACTTTTTTCGGGAAGGCTTTTGATACAGCTTTAACGAAATCTCCTCTGACCTGGGTCGCCTCCAGCATGCCCTTAATCGTACAGTTCTGGTTAATCGTGACATTGTTGAGCGTTCCTGAGTTCGCATTCACACTGCCACTGATATCCGCATTTTTCGCCGTCAGTCTCCCGTCTGATGTCAGGGAAAATGCCGGAGGATTACCGCCGCTGGTAATGGTGGGGGCCGTCAGGCGTTTCAGGAACACTTCATTCATGAATATCTGATCGCCCTGACCAACAAACATCGGCTTTGTGTTGCCATTCGCAGGATTAATCATCGCAATCCTGTCTGCTGCCAGCAGCACCTGACTCTGCATGCCGTCAGGGGTGTTCTCAATACCGGCACCGATACCCGCAATATAAAGGCGTCCGTCCTGCATCTGCTGCAGCTTCACTGCCCACATGCTGTTCAGGTTATTATTTGTATCAACCTGAACCTTCTGTATCTGCTGGATCGCTGCACTCTGGTCTTCCAGTTTCTTATTGACGGTCTGTGTTATTTCATTGCTGACATCCGTTATGGACGTCCTGATTTCAGTCAGGTCAGGCGCAAGCTGACCGTTATCAATCTGCGTCCACAGCTCCTGAGCCAGATGGGTTTTCCCTATCTCGCCTTTGAAAAAATCCAGATAGCCTGATGCATCATCACTCGGCTGACCGACAGCCTCCACGAATGCCGATTTGCCAACGGTGTTCACACTGCGAACGTAAAAATAATAATCATGGCCCGGTTTGATATTGATACTGGCGGCTATCCAGTACAGTGCCGTACCAAGATAACGCGCGCTGGTTTCAACCTGCCTGATATCCGCAATCCGTTTTTCCGAGAACCAGAACTCAAACTGTACCGTCGGGTCATAAACCGCAAGATGCGGCGTGGCGGTTATCTGAAAATAGCCCGGCGTCAGCTCAATCCGCGACGGCGCTGCCGGTGCGGCAATCCGGAACGATACCGACGCCGGATCGCCCTGCTGCCCCCACGCATTTACTGCCCGGACTGTCAGCCTGTAGTTCCCCAGAGCCAGTTGTGTGAAGCGGTAAGTGGTTTCCGTCGTCCGGGCCGTGCTGACCAGCCGCTCACGGCCGTCATCCGCTGCCACGGTCAGGCGAAGCAGGAAGCTCACGCCCTTCACCACCTTCGGCGTGTCCCAGCGCGCCAGCACCTGGTATTCCCCGCTGTCTGCGGTGACTTCTGCGGTCAGGTGCTGCACCGCTGGCGGCGTGACACCATTTACCGTGCCGCTCTGGTCGCCGTCAAAGTGCGCCCCGTTATCCACGATGGCCTCTTTTTCCGGTACATGCTGCACGGCGGTGATGGCATACGTGCCGTCGTCGTTCTCACGGATACTCACGCAGCGGAACAGGCGCTGGCGCAACGTCGGCAGCTTCAGCCCCCATACGCTGTATTCAGCAACGCCGTCAGGAACACGGCTCACTTTCACCTTCACGCCGTCGGTGACGGACTGAACCTCCACGCTGACCGGACTCCCCTGCCCGTCAACCAGGCTTATCAGCGTGGTGCCGGAAGATGGCAGCGTGATTTCACGGTCGAGCGTCAGCGTCCGGGTCTGGCTGTTTACCGCCAGCACGCGCCCGCCGGTGCGGATACCGGCATAGTCATCATCGCAGATTTCAATGACATCGCCCGGTACATGGCGAAGCCCTTCGGCACCCACGCTGAAGTCCACGGTCTGCGTTTCCAGCAGTTCTGTTTTAATCAGCCACAGCCCGGCGCGGTGTGCCTGCCCCCGGCTGGTACAGCCAAAAGCATCCATCTTCGTGACGTTACGACCGTAACGGGCAATGGCCTGCGTGTCCTCCACAAGCTCTGTCGCCGTCTCCCAGCCGTTATTCGGGTCAATCCAGTTCACCTCAACGGCATTATGGCGGTCCTTCAGGGCGCTGAAGCTGTAGCGGAACGGCGCACCATCATCCGGCATCACCACATTACTGCGGTTATAGGTCCACACCTTATCCGACGGTCGGTCCTGCACGAACGTCAGCGTCTGCCCGTTCCATACCGGCATACAGCGCATCGCAGAGCAGAAATCACTGAGCACATCCCACGCCTTGCGCTGTGTGGTCAGGTACGCATTACAGGTGATGCGCGGCTCCGTGCCGCCAAAACCGTCCGGCACCGACTGATCGCAATGCTGGCCGATGACATACAGCGCCCATTTGTCCACATCCGCCGCACCAAGACGTTTCCCCATGCCGTAGCGCGGATGGGTCAGCATATCCCACAGACACCAGGCCATGTTGTTGCTGTATGCTGGCTTAAACGTTCCGTCCCAGATACCGCTGTATTGCCGCGTCTGCGGGTTATAGTTCGACGGCACCTGCAGAATGCGCCCGCGAAGATGATAATTACGGCTCACCTGCTGGCTGCCGAACTGCTCCGAATCCACCTGTACGCCGACCAGTGCCGTATTCGGGTAGCACTGTTTCACATCGATGATTTCGGTGTATGACGACCAGAGCGTTTTGTTCTGCAGCTGGTCTGTGGTGCTGTCCGGCGTCATCCTGCGCATCCGGATATTAAACGGGCGCGGCGGCAGGTTATCCACCACCACCGAGGCCAGATACTGCGAGGTGGTTTTGCCTTTAATGGTGATGTCTTTTTCCGTCACCCAGCCACCGTTACGTTGTATCTGAACCAGCAGGCGGACTTCCGACGGATTCCGGTCACCCTTTGAAGTGGTTTCCACCAGTGCCTGCACACCGAAGGTAAAGCGCAGTCGGTCGATGTTTGCCGACGTAATGGTGCGGGTGATCGGCGTGTCATATTTCACTTCCGTACCCAGCACCGTCTCGGAACCGGAGGATTCAAACCCCTCCGGCGGAGTCTGCTCCTGCTCACCTGCCCGGAACACCACCGTGACACCGGAGATATTGGTATTCCCCTCACTGTCCAGCACCGGCGTACTGTTCAGCAGCACGCTTTTTAACCCATCCACCGGACCTTCAACCGGCCCTTCGCTGATGGCATCGATCACACTCAGCAACTGCGTGGACTTCAGGTTGTCCTTCGCTTCGCGCGGGGTATGCCCCTTACTGCTGCCTTTACCCATTCGTCATGCTCCATAAACGACAAAACCGCCCGCAGGCGGTTTCACATAAAACATTTTGCATCAGCGACCAATCACCACAACCTGACCACCGTCACCTTCGTCTGCCGTGCTGATCTCCTGAGAAACCACCCGCGACCCCACACGCATTTCACCGTACAGAACAGGCAGAACATTGCCCTGAGCAACCATGTTATCCAGTGAGGAGAAATAGGTGTTCTGTTTGCCGTTATCTGTACTGGCTGCCGTGGGCGTCCTGGCTTTCGGTGCCAGCATCTGGGCCACACCACCCAGGATCATACTGGCCCCTGCCGCATACATGCCCGATACAGCCGCAGCACCCAGCCAGCCCACAGGGTTCCACCATGCCACCGCAATCAGCGCCGCCCCCAGCACCACCTGAAACACACCGCCACTTTTAGCTCCCGCCATACGCGGCACGATGTGAATCACGGCACCATTTTCCAGCGGCTCATTAAGACGGGCAGATAATTCATTTTCGCCTGCATCACGCCCGGCAATGCGCACCTGATACCAGCCCTCATTCAGTTTCTGGCGAAACGACGGAAGCTGTGTGGCCAGCGCCCGGATGGCTTCAGCCCCCGTTTTCACACGAAGGTCGATGCGGCGGCCAAATCGTTGCAAATCCCCGTAAAGGCAGATGCGCGCCATGCCCGGTGACGCCAGAGGGAGTGTGTGCGTCGCTGCCATTTGTCGGTATACCTCTCTCGTTTGCTCAGTTGTTCAGGAATATGGTGCAGCAGCTCGCCATCACCACAGTAAATGGCGGCATGATTCGGCACCGATGAACCAAAACAGCACAGCAGCACATCGCCCGGCTGCGCCTCTGTCAGTGCGACACGGTAAAAACCAGTCGCCTCCATATTGTCAAGATAGAGATTCTGGCCGTTACGCCACCAGTCATCTCCGCGATGAAAATCCGGCATCTCAATTCCCGCCAGATGGTATGCATCCCGGAACAGCGTGTAACAGTCCGTCACCCCGTGCTCAAAGCGCCGCCCGGTAAGATGTGGCACACAGCGGAACTTGTGAATCGCCCCGCGGCAGACCAGCCACCACGGCAAATCACTCTGCACCTGCAGCCGCCGATCGGCCTCACTCAGCCAGGGCAGACCACCGGGGTGACTGTGGACCAGCGCCACAATCTCACCCTGCATTTCTGCCCGCAGCCAGTCCTCCGGAGCCATCCGGAAATACGCCTCCGGCTCACCGGAGATATTCACGCAGGGAAAATATCTTTCTCCCTCCGGCATTCTCACCACGAAGCCGCACGACTCCGCTGGCGCACATCGCCGGGCGTGCGCCAGAATCGCTGATTCTGTCTCTGTCATGGGATTTACTGCGAAAGTTTGTTAATGGAAAGGTAACCGCCAAAGTTGCCGACGTTATTGCGAAACTTACAGCCGCTCAGGCATTTGCTGCATTTATCCTTCGTGATATCGGACGTCGGCTGGTCATATTCATCCGCGACAGCCGGACCGTTATAACCGCACTCATCACCGCGATAGGTCCAGGTGCAGGTGTTGGCCAGCATGATACGCCCCGGAAAAACAGCACCGTCCGTTTCCGTCGGCGTGGACAGTACAAAAGAAGCACTGACCGCACTCAGTTCACTGCACTGCTCGATGCGCCAGCGGCTGATCACCTCCTGCTCCGGGTCGGCATCACTGTTTCCGTTGACGAAGTTCACCGCATCCAGAAAACGGGCGTAAACCTTACGCCGGACCACCGTTCCGCCGACCAGACTCTGCAGATCTTCCGCCATACCGGTGACCATACCGTGCAGGTTAGAAACCGTCAGTGTCGGACGGGCAGCACTGCCCTTGCCGTTCAGTTCAAATCCTGTCCCCTGAATGGGGTATGCCTGATACTGCCGCCCCTGCCAGGTGACCGGCTCACCTTTTTCGTTCTGCTCATTACAGAAAAAATAACGTTCACCACCGACCTCTGTCAGATCGATTTCCCAGAGCACCACCTGGGCTGACTGAGTGAGGCGTGTCGTCTCATGATGTGTTTCCTGTGGAATATCCTGCATCATGGCCTCCTATGCCACGACCTGTTCAAAATCTGCCGTTATGGTTACCCACAGCGCCCCCACGCTTGCCGACCATTTACGACAAACCACCCTGATCGGCTTCCAGTCATAAGGTGGCGTCCACTGAAATGCGCGGACGCCACCGTGCCGTTCCAGAAAGGCTTTTAAAGATGGGTGTTCACATTTACGAACACGTATCGTCACGCTGTAAGTCGACAACTGGTTATTCAGTCCCGCCGCACGACGCTGTTCATAACCATCGCCCAGCTTCACTGTCACCACTTTCGGCTCTGATACCACATTCATATCCGGGCGCACTTTCCAGTGAAACGTCTCCATTACCGATATGCTCCACTTAACCGACCACCATCACGGGCCTGCTGTTGCATAAAGTCCGCTGCCGCTTTTTTCCCGAGGTCATAAACCACCTTCAGGGCAGCCGGACCTATCTGCCCGTTCGTGCCATCGTTATTGATCTCGATGTTGTACTGCGGGGCAAACATCGCCATACCTGAACCACCAATATCCGCCACAACCCCCAGCTTACCGTCAGCACCACGACGCAGTGGCAGAATGGCTTCAGGTCCAGCTTCCCCCATCACACCCGCGCCTTTTGCAAAAGCAAAAAACGTCGGACGGTTAACCACCGTGCCACTGTAACGACTCAAATCAGCAGACTGATAAATCCCCCCATTGGCATTCAGGGAAAGGCTGCTGAGATCAAATCCCAGTACACTGCCAATCCCTTTTATCGATTTCATCATGGTTGCCTGCGCCAGGATTTTCGCCATATCTGACAGCACCGAAGAGGTGAAGGATTTGAAGTTGAGTTTGCCGGTAGTGACAAAAGTTGCCAGGCCATTTCCCATGTTGCTGAAAGCTGACGAGAACACCTGTTCTGCTGTTCCTGCCGTATTATCTGCATCCACGGTAAAATCCTGAAATGCACGCAGGACTCCGTTTTTCCAGTTACCCTGCACAACTTCAAGCTGTTGCCAGTAACGGCGATTCTCATTCAGTTGTCGGTTCAGGCTCTCCGTCAGCGCCTGCTCGGCCTTTCTGTAGTCATCCGTGTTATATGTCCCTTTCTGCTCACTATCCCGCCTCAACTGCTCCAGCTGTTGCTGGTATTTCTGGCGAAGACTCAGTTGTACCTGATATCGCTGCCGCTGCTGATCACCCATACCCACCGTGGCGATATCCAGGTCATGTTGCTGACGCTGAGCGCGCTCTTCTTCAGCCAGTTGACTGGTCAGCTGAATTGTTTTTTTCTTCAGATCGTTGAGTGCCGTCTGTTTCTGAAGCTCCTGCTGTTTTACATCCAGCAGCGTCAGTGCCTGAATCAGTTCATCTTTACGGGCCAGCACACTCTTTTCATCTGCCGTCAGTTTTTTCCCGTCCAGATCGCTGATGCGCTGCTGCAGAGCCAGAAGCTGTTTATGCGCTTCTGTCATCCTGTCAGTGGCAATGCCTGCTGACTGTCTTGCAGCAGCAATCTGTCCTTCCACCTGTGCCTGTTGCTGACTGTACTGCAGCAATAACCGGGTGGCCTCATCATTACGGGTTTCGCGTGTTTTTTTCTTACCGGATGCCAGGGCTTTCTCGTAACGTTCATTTTCACGTTGTATCGCCGCATCCCTGACAGCCTGATCGGCGTACTGCATGGCATTAATACGCGCAATTTCACGCTGATGTCGTGCAGCTTCCGTTTCATTCATCCGGTTCAGTGCAGCATTTTCAGCATTACGGCGTTTCTGTTGCTCCTGATAATTCCGCTCTGCCTGCTCTTTTGCATCCTGCAAATCCTTCTGGCGTTTTTTCTCCTGAAGATCGTTAAGACGCTGCTGATCGTATTCAACCTGAGAAGATGATGCCGTCCAGGGGAGTCTTTTCGCCCGCGACACTTTCTCCTGCAAAGTGGCAATCTGCGCATCCAGCGAATCTTCACGACCAATATTCATGGCCGCATCCCAGAACTGCTTCCACCAGTCAGACAAGGTTTGCAGCGTACTACCCAGCGCATTGAGGTTATTATCAATATCCGCAGTACGCCGTCCGGTTTCCTCTGCCAGTGCAGACATGGCTATCCGTGCAGCATCACTGGACCGCCCCTGCTCTCCAAGGACGCGTATCTGCTCAAGCTGAGTGGCAGTAAGAAAATGCAGCTCATTGTCCAGAGACTTCGCGGCATTTACAGGATCATCCTTCAGCCGCTTAAACTGATTTATGGTATCGCTGACCGACTGGCCAACCGATCGCTCCATCTGTGCGGCAGCTCTCGCCACCATACCGATATCGTTTCCACGAAATGCACCACTCCCCACCACCTGAGCCAGCGCACCGGCTGCAGCATGTTGCGTGATACCATTCCCGGAAATAGTACGACTGAGCGTCCACAGCTGCCCGGCAGTGACTCCGGCATAATGCCCCGTCAGCGACAGCTGGCGGTTAAATTCTTCCCCCTCCTTCTGACCGTCATACCAGGCTTTACCCAGACCATAGACGGCCGCGGTAATACCGCCAATAACCCCGCCCAGCATCATGCCTTTCGGTGACATCAGTGTGTCTATCCATCCGGCACGGTTAGCCAGCGTTATCCCGGATCCCCTCAGCGCCCCTAAATTGCCGCGGGCCAGTTCACCTATCAGAACGCCTATCTCCTGGCGGGCCGCTGCACTTTTCAGACCCAGCGAATGCGTGGCTTTTCCTGCCCGCTCCATTTTGCGGATATACACTTCTGCAGCACTGCTTACCCCCAGCTGGGCAGCCCTGGCACGAAGCAACTCAGAAGAAGAAAGATTCTGGCGGGTTGCCTGCTCTTTAAGCTGACGGATAAACGCCACTTTCTGTCGGGTAGCCTCTGCCTCAGCCTGCGTAAGAACACGGGTTTTCGCCGTAATCTCAGAAATCAGCGCCAGATAATCCTGCTGACCAATCCCGCCACTGTTTCTGGCCTGTCGGATCTGCTGCTGAATACGCTGTAATTCCTGCAACCCCGCACTGGCCTGTTTCACACTGTCAATCTGACGATAAAACGCGGCAGCCGCTTTATCCTGAGCCTCCGCCAGAGCCATGGCCTGCGCCTGTTCCTCGCGCATTTTCTGGCTCAGTGCCTCCATACGCTGGCGGGTTTGCTCCACCTCGCGGGCCATGCGTTCATGAGCCTGTGCGCTCTTCTCCACCGTCTGCGCATGGACGGATGCGGCTGTTGCAGCCGAAGACGCCGCCTGCATTGTCTGCCGGGCGGCCTGAGTCTGACGCTCCATAAAACGCTGCATACGGGCAGAAGACCGTTCTGCATCGCTGGCTGCACCATTCAGAAGGTTTTTGATACGGGGAATTTCATTTTTAAACTCTGCCGCATCAATCCCCAAATCAATGACCAGGTTGGCTATCTGGTCCATAACGCACACCTCCGGAAATACCTTCCCCAAGATGCATCAGTTCTTCGTCCGTTCGCTCCGGTATCCCGTTCTCTTCCGGTAAAAGGCTGAAATCAGCCACCGCAGCATCACTGCTGCCGGACACCATTCTCACGATCAATGCCTTCAGCGAGGCAAACTGCGCATCCATCCACACATCACTGAAGCTCTGCATCCGGAAATAATCGCCCCACTCACCAAGCTCAGTGGCCGACATTTCCGACAGCATCCGCCGCCAGTCTGCCCGCCGGAACTCCCGGGCAAGCCGCATGACAAACTGCATTTCCCGCGTCAGGACTTTTCCGGCGTCAGCACCTCATGCTCCAAATCCCCGGCATTCTCAATGGCTCCCATACCGCTCAGCGACAGAACCATCTCCGCCCCCGCTCCCAGGGCATCATACGACCATGTTGTAATAACGGATGCGCAAAGCGTCTCAACATCCTGAGACTGTTCCGCATTCCACAGTGAGCGGGAAACCAGCCAGGCATTGATATCCATCCCCATCCGCAGAAAAGCAATCTGTCGTTCAGCCTCCGGCAGTTCTCCCTCTTCGGCATCAAACTTTGCCGTTCGCTGCTGAACAAACGCCAGATATTCAATTCTCTGCAGCCCGGACAGCTCACTGAGCACCACGGACTGCTTTTCATAATTAAACGTGCCCTGTTTCAGAAACATCATGTTCTCCACCTGCAAAAAAGCCCCTGATAACCGGGGCAAATGATGAGTATCGTCCTGTTAACCTGCGGCGCTGACAGCCACCGTAGCCACTGCCACAAAATCGCCGTCAGAAGTCATGCCCACAATGCTGACACTGCCCTGCTTCACGCCTTTCACCGTGGCCACAAGCCCGTTCAGGGTCACCGTGGCAGTCTGTGGATCTGTCGAATGCACGCTGATCGCTTTGTCACTGGCTCCGTCAGGTTTTACTGTAAAGGTCAGCGTGGTGGTTGCTCCCACTTTTACACTGGCAGATGCCGGTGCCACCGTCAGCCCGGTAACGCTCACTGTTTCAGTGCCTTCCTCTGCCAGATACGGACGCCCAACACCGCTGATTTTCACTGTGCGGGTCATCACGTCTTTTGAGGCAATGGTTTTACCCAGTGAGCTCAGCCAGCCACGGAAAACATCAACAGTGCCGTTGGGATATTTGATACGAAACGCGCAGACTTCACCGGAGTCGAACAACTGAACCAGTTTTTTCTGCCCGCTGTCACCCGGACGCCAGGCCAGCGTCGCCGAAGTATCACCAACGGATTTCTGCCCCTGGGTTGTCGTTTTCCAGTCTGCATCTTCATCATCGAGATAAGTGTCATCTTCTGCATCAGCGGTCATTTCGCCAGGTTGCAGATCCTTCACCATCGCAAGACGCAGCCAGTCAGTGTCCGACAAAGGGTTCGCAAACGCATCGCCGTTGCCGGTATACATCCAGAACGTCGTCCCCGCACCTTTCGTCTTTGCCAGTGGATTTGGTGTGGTCATTACCACCTCCTTAATTCGTGTACGTGATCTGGTACGTGATTTCCGCCATCGCCCAGGTGGCCATCTCATTATCACGTTGATAGTTAAAACCGAGTGGGATCAGGGTGTCGATGAGTCCGGAAAGTGCCGGTATATCATTCAGGGCAGGGAAAATGGTGCTCTCCATCCACATATCCAGCTCTGAATCCGGTGCCTGTGCCCGGATGAAGACGGCAATATGCAGAACAGCCTGCCAGTCATCTTCATCCGTCATTTTTCCGGTGTACTGAGCATCACTCAGCCACACCGCCACGGCAGGCAGTTCCTGCGCATCAATAAATGCCGGAAGCCCGTCAAAAAATGTGGCGCTGTCTCCACACTGTTCCCGAAGGCGTGCCAGTACGGCCTGGCGGATTTGTGTATGTCGGTTCATCGGGTCAGCCATAACCTCAGTTGTTGTTTCAGTGCATACCCCAGCTGTTTCGGCATTTCCGCAGCAATGATGTGGTCGCGGGCATCTTCAAATGCCTGTGTCAGCGGCCCGGACAGCGGGATTTTCACCACATCAATGGGGTAACGATTTTTGCCATCAATACGTCGCATCACATGCCAGCGACCATTCGCCAGTTGCTGAATAAACGCATCCCGGAAAAGATATTTACCCACCTTCAGCACGCTGCCACGGTACTGCAGTTTTCCACCACGCCGGGCCAGTCTGACCCGGGCTGTCCCCAGCTTAATGGCGGGCAGATTGCCCCGGTTAACGCGGATCCTGGCCGTCATTTTTCCTGACGGACTGGCTTTAAACACCCGGACACGCTGACGTACCAGTTTCAGGGGGATCCCTTTCACCTGGTTATCTCCCGCAACGGTATTCCCGGCAACCTGCCGGGTGGCAACCGAGACCGCTTTCTGTGCCACACGGTTTATCGCCCATGCGCTGGCCTGTGGCACCATACGGGTATCAAGGCTGTTCAGATTGCGGATGGCATTCTCAAGCCCCTTCATCCCACACCTCTTTACTCAATAAAGATCATTGGCTTACCGTTAAAGCGTTCATGCCGTGTGACCGTCCATTGTTGTCCGTCATAAACAACGCGATCCCCGCGCCGTGGGCGGTATCCCGAAGAAAACACCACCAGAGAGACCGCAGGTCCGGACAGAGCATTCAGCTCTGCCAGTGTTTCTCCCGGGATCACAGTCATATCGACATCATTAATCGAGGCTGTCTTTCCCATCTTTCTGACCGTGATCGCATCCATACGCGCTGCCAGCCGGGAAAAGGGATCAGACATTGAGTTTTACCGGCACTTCTTCTGCACTGGTTCCGGCATCTGCCCAGACAACCCCGACCAGCGGATCAGAGCCGCTGTTAGTCAGCTGAACTTTTCCGGACTTCAGATAAACCTTCTTACCCGTTTTCATATCATCCGTTTTCAGCTTAGGCAGCATAAACACACCTTCGGTCATGCCGTCGCCTGTTTCACCCTGTGGAATATCGGTCAGCGCCACCGCAAAAACATCACCCACCTGCACCAGATCTCCGCTGCTGATGGCTGCACTGGCAACAATCGCCACCGTTTTTCCTTCTTCTACAAAATTCTTTGCCATAACTGTCTCCGCACAGCCCCGTTCAGGGGCTGATTTCAGGTACAAAAAAAGCCCTTACGGGCCATCAGAGTTGTTGTCTGCGACGTTTACGCCGTACATTTCACCAGACCACGGTGATCAACTGGCGCGACACCGGCGTCAATACGCACTTTCGTTGTCACGCCATCCACACTGAAGCCCTCCATCTGATCAATATATGGCGTATCCACACCGTTGAGATAAGCCACTTCAATCGTATCGGAGCCTTTTGACGCAGCCAGGTAGAAGGTGGTCTGGCTGTTATCATCAAGACGAGGCTCTGCAATAACGGTCGCAAAATCTTTCACCGGGTTAATAATACCGGCGTTAATGTCAGCCCCCTTGACACTTGAGGAGCGAATGACCTGGTTAGCAACAGACTCCATCGCCGTCGGTACCAGTACGAACGCAGGACGAATATTCAGATGACGCTCCCCCTCTTTCTGAACGCGCATCAACTGGCGGGCTTTATCCAGCGATGCCACGTCCATTGCAGCGCTCTCCAGTACGTTTGCATGTTTCGCTTTATCGAACAGACTTACATTATCTGTGGAGATTTTCGGGTTAGACGTCAGAATGGCATAAACCAGATCGGCAATAGTGGATTTCGCCGCACGGCCCAGTTTCATCGGGACATCGGTCAGCATATTCAGATCATCATTGATAATGGCCTGACGGGTGATACTGAACAGCTCGCCATAGGTCGCCAGTGCAATAGTGGCCTGTTTATCTCCGGTGGTGACGTATTTATATTCCGCCCCTTCACGCACCTGACGCAGAGCACTGAAGCCCCCCATACCCACACGATGGGCAATTTTAAAATCAGACAACTGACCTTTCCGCGTCCACTGTTCATAGGTTTCAGGGGCATCTTCCCAGCCCTGCAGAATGGCTTTGTTCGCAACATCCAGCAGAATATTACCGAAGTCAGACGTACTGTGTGTGAACGCCGCACCGACCATCTGCATCGGGTTATAACTGGAAACCCCAATACCCCGTTCAGTCAGTGACATACGGGCATATTCACGCAGGGTCATCCCGTTGTAGACATTATCACGTTCGGTTTTTTCAAATCCGGCACGCGCCATCAGCGCCTGGCGGATCCCGTCCCCCACAAAATTACCGTTACCGGCATAAATATGAGCCGGGGTATTTTTATTGGATGGCGTGGACTCGCGCCCCATCTCGTTCAACAGCTTTTCGCGGGCCTGCTCCAGCGAACATTCAGGATCGGCAAGACACTGAGCCTGCAGCGTCTGATAACGCCCGCCAAACATGGCAAACAGATCATTAATACCGTTTACACGCGCTTTTTGCTCTGCCAGTACCTGCGCACGGATGCTGTTTTCATCCACCACGGGTGCTGCTGCCTGCACTGGCGTCCGGGAGGCTGCAGGTTCATCATCCTGTACGCGTGGAGCACTGTTGCGTGGCGGAGTAATCATGTTTCGAATGGATTCCGGCATCTTTTTAAATTCCTCTGTACGTTTTGACTGAATACATGCCATTGCCTTAACGGCTGGCGTCACCTGATCAGCAAATCCCTGTGCCAGACATTCGGCACCGGACATCCAGGTCTCATCCGCCAGCATGGCAGCAATTTCATCGGTGGTTTTCCCGGTTTTCTGTGCATAAGCGGGTAACAGAACCGCCTCAACCTTATCGAGCAGGTCGGCATAGGTGCGCATGTCCTCCGCATCACCGCCCGTAAAGCCAAATGGTTTATGAATCATCATGAAGGTGTTTTCCGGCATAATGACCGGGTTTCCCACCATCGCAATGACCGACGCCATTGACGCCGCCACACCGTCGACATAAACGGTAATGGACGCACCATGTGTTTTCAGTGCATTAAAAATGGCGATGCCTTCAAAGACATCGCCACCCGGTGAATTGATATGGAGATTAATGTGGGTGATATCGCCCAGTGCATTCAGATCACTGATAAACTGCTTCGCTGTAACACCCCAGAAACCAATCTCGTCATAAATATAAATATCCGCGTCACTCTGGTGACCAGCCTGCATCCTGAACCAGGAATTATTCTTCGGACTGGTCGTCGATGTGCTGCGGCTCCTGTCGTTTCGTTGCGGCACTGCTGCCTCCTTTATCACTGGCCGGATCGGTATCAAATACCAGATCCAGCTTGCGGTTTTCATCAATTTCGGCCTTGCGCCGACGTTTGACATCATCCGGATTACGACCACCAGCACGTACCCAGTCTGATTCTGTCGCCGCTCCACCACGAATCTGGATTTTCCAGGCCTCAGCCTCCTTAACAGGGTCAATCCACGGCATCACCGGTCCGGAATACACCGCGGTATACAGTGAAGAACGGTCAAGATCGCGGGGTAGCCTGATAACACCGGATGCCACAGCCTGTTTCAGCCAGGCACGGTACATCGGGCGGGTGACGGCACCAATAAACCAGTCCTGCAGGATCAGGTAGCCATCAGTGGATTCAACCAGCTCCTGACGCTGGGCGCTGTAAGTGCCGTTATAGTTGCGCGCTGTACTGGAAAAACTCAGACGACTGCCCGCCGCCACGGCACGCAACTGACCATTACGAAAAGTTTCAAGGTTAGGATTGGGACGATCCGACTTCACCATTCCGATTTCTTCGCCGGGTTTCAGATCGTCGTAAATAATGCCTGGCTGAATGGTAAGCTCGCGTTCCTTATCCTTGCTGCCATTACCATCCGGTTCATAGCTCTGCCCGTCGCCTTTGCGGATGTACATCCCCAGAGCAGCGGCGATCCTTGCTGCAGTCAGCTCAGAATCTTCATACTCTTTCAGGGCACTGAGGCGGATCAGTACACCGGACAATAAAGACGTCCCGCGCATCTGGTGCAGACGGCGAACAAATTTAAGATGCAGCATTCGCTCTGCATCCACTTCTTTGGTTTCCATCTGCCGTCCGGATACAGGACGACTTTTATACACCAGATATTTTTCGGGACGCCCCCAGTCATCAACAAACACGCCCTGATTCAGCCTGTTGCTCTCATCACTGGTCATGGGAATAAAGTCCGGCTCGAGTGCCTCCAGCCAGAAATGAACACCGGCAGAAGGCGTCAGGCTGTTTATGCGCCCGGAAACCATCTGGGCAAACACCTCACCATCGCGCAGCCAGGTACGCAGCATCAGACGTTCCAGCATCGGACGGGTAAACTGCCCGGTGACTTCCGGGCTGACAGACCATTCACTCCATCGGGTGCGAATCTCCGCAGCCAGGTCACGGGCAATGGCCCCATTGCGTAATACCGGATGTGGCTCGACAATAATCCCGTTTTTCCCCACCACCCGTTCTTCCAGCTTGTCAAATACACCAATGACCAGATCGTGGTTGTTATCAAGGTAACGGGCCTGCTCACGTAACGACACGGCCCCGTACTGGCTTAACTGGTCGGCAGTTCGGTTTTCCCGCCGGGCTTTGTGTGTCCGCGTCGTTTTTACGGCCTCATAAGCCTGGATCACCGCACGGGAACGCAGCCTTGCCGCTTTCCATCCTGGTGAAAAAACGCCAATCACATCATCAAGAATTGCCATCAGAACCTCGCCAGCCGGTACCCGGGATGCCCCCGTCGTCGTGTAATCAGAGCCGCAAGGCGGCGCTCCCACTCCTGCCGTCCCTGCCGGATCTCAGATAAGTTTTCCATGGTCATCTGCTGACCATTAAAGGTGACGGATTTTCCGTCCAGCACCGCCATTTCAGCTTCCGTATAACGCTGAATCATGGCTTCGATATCATTCTGGTTCATAACCATCCTCCGGAAGTCAGCCAGGGGTTAACATCGTCAGTTACTGTTTTCTTCCGTTTTTGTTTTTTAACAGGCGTGGATACCGGTTCCGGTGAGGGTGACGGTTCGGTACTGTCCGGGACACACTCCAGCCAGGTTTCCCGGCTCGCCCATTCCGGTACATCCGGCCAGCGGATCTTTTCGTATCCATGCAGAATGACCAGAGCCTCGGCATACACCATCAGGTCAAAGGCTTCGTTGGCACCGCGCCCCGGCTTACTCCATTTCCCGTCACTGCTCCGCTCTTCATACGTCAGTTCGTCGTAAAACCAGCTCCCCAGCCAGTCAGGAAAATGCACATAGCCGGGACCTGGCGAGTCACGCCATAACGCGTTATTCACCCGGTCTTTCAGGGCATCCGTCTGAAGAAGCCAGAGCGGCACATCACCTGCGGCCTGCGCCCGTCGGCCCGTTCGTCCGGTGTTATCAGGGAATGTACGGGTGATCAGTTTTGCGCGCCGGATGCTGTCGCCCTTAAACAGGTAAATACGTTTACCAAGGCCATCACGACGGCAACGACGCCAGAATTTATAGGCATTATCAGTGACCCCGTCTTCACCGCCGGAGTCCACCGCCATTGCCATCAGTCGCATTTGTTGAGAAGGATCGGAGGCCAGCGGCCAGCTTTTATGAAAAACATCCGTCAGCAGGACATCCCAGTCTTCCGGATAGCTGGCCGGATCAATTCGCTGGCTCTCCCCGTCGCTGTCACCGCGCAATGACTGCGTGATGTTGTAACGATCAATAATCCAGCGTTCGCCACGGCTGCCATAGCCCGTTACCTGAACCACAAAACGGCGATGACGTCCCGCCTGCACATCCACTGTCGCCACAAGGAAATTAACGCCATCCGGCACACTGCGGGAAGGAACTGGCTCTGCCCGCTGCTCAAGCAGTTCACTTTTTCGTTGCTCCATGCTGGCGCGGGGAAGATAAGGTAATCCCCAGTCAGTATTGATAACCGCCCTGAGTGTTTCTTCACTTCCGGTTGTCTCGTATTCCTGTTCTGCAGTAAGCAGTTTGTAAACGAGTTGCGAGAGTGTCTGGTAAGCAGCTGCCGGACCCTCCATCCAGAATGACGCAATACGTGAGCGTCGGGGATCACCATAACGACTACCATCCGCATTGATGGATTCACCATCCCGCAACCAGACCCCACGTCCGTTCAGCTCACGTTTTTGTTCAGGCATAATCCGTCCTGAACAGGAAGGACACTGAATATAAGCCGCCTCACTTGCCAGCACGGGATCGGCAATATCACGGAAACCAGCAACCACATCGCCGCAGGGCTGAAAATACTCACCACAGTGTGGACAGGGCCAGTACCAGCGACGGCGATCGCCACGGTTATAGAGCGACAGTATCCCCGTGGTTGGTGGAGCCTCATGCGGTGAAGTCCGTCGCCATTTCACATCCTTCACATCCCTGCCGGGGGAACTCTCCACCAGCGTCATACCACTGGACATAAATGTTGTGGTACGTTTTGAGGCAAGAGAGAAAGCATCCCCCTCGCCATCAATATCTTCCGGAAAACGGTCATAATCCGTCAGCGCGACGCATTTATAATCTGATGAGGACATGATATTGACTGACGGCCAGCCGATTTTCAGGTAGTTACCAGCAAGGAATGTTCTGTCATAAACGTTGTTGTCATTTTTGTTCGGACTCAGGCGACTGACCACTTCCGGGCTGACGCGAAACGTTCTGGCGAGTCGTTTTTTGGAGTGTTCGCGGGCTTTTTCCTCCGTCATCTGAATGATCAGCATATCAGCAGGATCGCAAATCACGTTGTAAATCACCCAGCCGTCAATCAGGCCGATAGTCTTGCCGGTTCGTGCCGGGCCAACAAATATCACTGCGTCGTATTCACGCGAGGCCAGGCAGTTCATCGGCTCAATAACATACGGTGCCACCAGCGGATCCCACGGGACTGAGTTCCCTGCCCCCATGGGCACCCGCATATACTGAGCAACGGCATCAGCAACCCGCATTCGCCTCGGTGCGCGAAGGATATAACCTGAATCGGTTCGTGCTGCCTTTGCGGTTTCCTGATTCAGCATTACTCCTCCTGCTGTAATTCCTCCTCATCATCCGCACCTGCTTCGGTCACCCGCAGGGCTATCTGATCGCGCAGATCATCAATAATGGACTGAACACGGCTCACAGCGGCAGGCTGCAGACCGCAGTCACGTTCCAGAATATCCGGTAATGTCTCCAGCACCTGCACGACCGCTTTTGCCCAGATGGCAAACTCCCGTCTGACATCACTGGCCGGAATGAGTTGCGCCGTTTCCTGTTCGAACTTAAGACGCTCACGTTCAGACTGATACCAGGCTTTGCGCTCATGCGCGTCCATTTCGCCTTCTGCAACCGGCGGTGGTAATGCCAGAAATGCCGACACAATATCAACCACCCGATAAAGCTTGAGGTTGCTTTCATGCCCCCCTGCAACGGGTAGATTTTGCAGCCTTGCCGCAGCAGTCTGGCGATGTACACCTGACAGTGCCGCCAGTTGACTGATATTCAGCGTCAGATTTTTTAACTCTCGATCCATACCCGCTCCAGAATGTTTTAAACATGCATCTTGCGAACAACTTTAGGCAAACGGTGTTAGTGATGAACAAAAAACAATCAAAATCGACACCATAAAAATAAAACCAATGTAATATCAATGCATTACAGTAGTGGTGATGACGAATGAAATTTCAAAAACTAGCCTTTTCCCGCGCCGCTCCCGCCCCGTGGCAGGCCACCCCACCGGAAGGACCCGCCAAAATGAGAGTGATTATCACCATTGCTGATGAATAAATTGATGAAAATCATTGAAACGCCTTTCAGCAAGATAACGGCGACGGTCGTTGTTGAACTCCGTAACTCTGCTACTAAGGTTAAAAGCATGGCCATCTTTTGCCACCGGCAAATCTTCAATGGATTTCCCCTGCCGGTTTTTTATTCCTCACATTATCGCAGCCCCTCAGTGAAGGGCTGCTGTAATGCCTGCTGTTACTCAGTAACGACCGCGCCTTCCGGTAATTTCATACCGGCAAATACCGGACAGCCCGGGGATCGTTATCTGCAGCTGGTTAGCCAGGGAGTTAATCTCAGCGACCAACACTGGCTTCGTATAGCGCCATGCCGCCAGCCCTTGTCCACAGAAGCTCGCCATATCTTTTTTCTGATCAAACTCATGACACTTCATATTGAGCTGCGCACTTAAGCTGTTGCGATGCTGAAGTTCTCCGGTGAAGTAGTCATCCAGGACTTTATAGGCTGCATATTTAAATCCGGGGTTTAGCCATGCTGCATAATCATAAGCAACAAACTTCCCGCCATATGTTCCACCGTGTACACCGCGCTCAGTAAAAACCACAGATTCGTGTTTTTTCTCCAGCTACTTAATGCGCTGGGTGCGGATATATTCCTGCGCCCCTTCCAGTTGCTTCTGCATCGTCATCAACCGTTCTCTGAGGGTGAAATAATCCCGTTCAGCGGTGTCTGCCAGTCGGGGGCTGGTTGCATTATCCATGCTGGTGGGTCCGGTGGCTTCACGCACGGCTGCGGAGCAACTGGCATTGACCCGCAGGCGCTTACGACCAGCGGCAACATCAGCGCGCAGAGTTTCATTTTCAGTTTTCGCATCGGCTAACTCCTTCGTGTATTTTGCATCGATCGCAGCAACATCACGCTGACGCTGCTGCATGTCAGCGATGGTGGCGGTCGCCTGCTTCAGCTCACTGACTTTTTTATCACGCTGTTCTTTGTAGGCGATGGCGTTATCACGGTAATGATTGACCGCCCACGACAGGCAGACGATGATGCAGATAACCAGAGCGGAGATAATCGCGGTTACTCTGCTCATTGTTGCCCCCACAAACAGACTTCACGCTCAATCTCACGACGAGTCATCAGGCCTTTCCATTGCTTACCGCCAGCGTATGTCCAGCGACGTAGCTGGTCACATGCGCCTTTGATATCGCCCTGGTTTATTTTGCGAAGAAGCGTCGATGTTCTGAAATTGCCAGCACCCACGTTGTAGACGAACGAGTAAAGAGCGCCGCGCGTTGTTTCCGGTATATCGACTTTGATGTACGGGTTAATTTGTCTGGCGACCGTGGCAAGGTCTTTATTCAGGAGGGCTTTGCATTCTGCTTCGGTATACGTTTTACCTAGCATGATGTCTTTTCCGGTGTGTCCGTGACATACAGTCCATACGCCAACGATATCTTTGTATGGTATGTAGCTGACACCTTCCAGGCCATCGTCACCACTCGGACCAGTGATGAGCACAGACGCTATGGCAACAGCCCCACCACCAATAGCAGCAGCAACAGCCTTGCGTAATGATGGCGACATTATTCACCTCTCGCAGCCTTACGCTTATCTTCTTTAATCTTGAAATAAAGGTTTGTCAGATACGTCAGCAAGCCAAATACCAGACTACCCAGCACACCTATTGCCGCCCACTGTGAGGGCGTGACTTTATCGAGCAACTGTAAAAACCAGTACCCGGCACTACCTGCTGAGGTGCCATAGGCGACACCCGTTGTTAACTTATCCATGGATTTCATAACCCCACCTCGCAGATGCGGGTGCTGTGTAATGGAAATAAAAAGGCCACCTACGTGGCCACCAGATTATTTCCCCACCAGCTCGTTTATCTCTTTCACTGTCTGGTTAAACCGCTCTGACTCAAGCTCAACACCTAAGGCCCGACGCCCCAGCGCCATTGCTGCTTTTATTGTGGAACCGGATCCCATAAAAAAATCAGCAACCAGATCACCAGGTCGACTACTGGCATTGATTATTTGCCGGAGCATATCCGCAGGTTTCTCACACGGATGTTTACCCGGGTAGAACTGAACGGGTTTATGCATCCAGACATCGGTATAAGGCACGGAGACTGATACGGAGAAATAGCGCCGGAGAGATTTAAACTCATCCAGCAATTCAGAATATTTGCGATTCAGTGAATCATAAGATGCCACCAGCTGGTGGTGTGGTTGTTCCAGTTGTTGTTCCTGAAACTTCTCTGCCGCTATACGGGAAAACAGTGCCTGTAACTTCCGATAGTCAGCCTCATTCGGCAACTGCCACTGACTGGCACCAAACCAGTGGGAAACCATATTTTTCTTACCTGTGGCTTCGGCAATTTGTTTTGCCGTTATACCCAGTTCGGCACGAGCATCCCTGAAATACGATATCAGCGGTGCCATTATGTGCTGTTTGAGTTCCCTTTCTTTTGCCGCATAGCCGTCACTTTTGCCGCGATATGGACCCTGGTAATGTTCAGCAAACAGAACGCGCTCTGTGGCAGGAAAATATGCGCGCAGACTTTCTTTATTACACCCATTCCAACGTCCGGACGGCTTCGCCCAGATGATATGGTTAAGCACGTTGAAACGTTCACGCATCATGATCTCAATATCAGATGCCAAGCGATGCCCACAGAACAGGTAAAGGCTTCCGGCAGGTTTTAACACCCGCCAGAACTGGGCCAGACAGTGGTCCAGCCACTTAAGGTAATCTTCGTCCCCTTTCCACTGATTGTCCCAGCCGTTGGGTTTCACCTTGAAGTACGGCGGATCGGTAACAATCAGGTCAATGGAATCATCAGGCAGGGACTGAATAAAATGCAGGCAATCAGCGTTGATTAAATCAACACTGTTTATTTTTACAGTATTTTTCATGGATCAGTAAGCGTAACTCTGGTAGGCTCACTCTGCTTTTGCGCTAAAGCAGTGGGCCGTGGTTCGCTTGTGACCAGTAAGCATGAGCGAATGGCTGGCAGGTGCTACCAACACCCACCAGCCGCCCATTTTCACAGCAGGAAACCGCCATTACTGGCAGCGTCTGAATTTATTCCCGTACCCGCCGCTATCCTTCGCCAGACCCGCCAGAACTAACTGAGTCAGTATTAACTGGCACCGGGCTTCACTTACTCCGGTAGTTCTCGTCATCATGCGTGGCGTTACCCACTTGTCAGCAGGTAAGAAATGAAGGACTGCGGCGGCGGTTTCTGTCATATCTTGCTGTTTTAGCATGTCTTTTTCCCTTCTGGTTAACATGACATACCAATAACTCTTGTCTAAAAAGCCAGCAAGATAAAAAGTCAGTATTCACGACCACCAGCGTGTTTACTGTACTGCACCAAGTTTACAGGTACAAAAAACCCGCTCAGTGGCGGGTTGCTATCACAGCTATATATTTACTTATTATGCCGTTACTAACATTTATCTTCGACATATAATCGAAAACAAGGTTTACTTAAAACTCTGCTTTCATTTTATCCGGGAATTTTTTATTTGCAGCATAATAACTACCAAGTACATAAGCGTTCATTTGCTGCTCTACATCAACCCGACATGCCGCACTAGAACAAGCTCCACTGATAAGCCCAAAAGAACTCCCTTTAGCAGAGAGATCAGCTTTGATTTCCTCTACAGTGTTTTTCCCCATAGCAACTACACACCCTGTCACAATATATCTAGCCTTCACATCATCCATGCTAAGGATAGTAGTTTTCGCAATTTTGCTGTATCCATCATTTTTATAAACATCCATGGCAAACGCACGGCAATCTGTATAATACGGACTTGCTTTAACTTGCGAATACTCAGGTAATTTCATACCTGCACAACCAACTAAACAAAAACCTATCGCTGCTATTAATACCTTTTTCATTACAGTCATAACCTAGAAGCATCATTGAAACTAATTTATTAAATAATCATCGAGTTTCTGGAATACAGACGTTAACCATCTCTCCAAAATCTAAAAGATAATAAGAAAAAATGTTTAACGCACCAATCCATTTCATAGTTTCATGAGACATCAGGCACAAAAAAACCCGCTCAGTGGCGGGTTCTTAAATCTTATCAACGGTAGACATACAAAGCCCATCGTTGGGAAAATCTTATCCATATTTTTTGAAAAATGCAAGCATCATGTCGTCATCTTCGGCGAAAACCATTTATCTTGTCACCTTTCTCAATTGTATCTCTGCATATGCTTCTTCCTGCCAGCACTTTGTAACCAGTTTATCAATGACATCTGCATATCCTTTGTACCACTGATAATCCGTCAGGTCTGGTACCAGCTTCTGGACATGATGCCGCGCCAGTGTGGTTGGTAAACGGCTAAACCGGTTTCCATTGCAACGCCCACAAATCTTATAAACAGGTGTGCCATGAAGCCGGGTCCTTTTTTCATCCAGGACAATACCTTTACCCTTACACCCTCTGCACGCTGTGCTGACTTCTCCCTTACCATGACAATGCTGACATAGTTCCTTCACCCACTCTTCCTTGATAACAGATTCCCCGCTTCTGGAGTGTTTCACCACTTCGCGCAATACATTATGAAATCCAGTACCAGCACAATGCTCACAGCGAGCCTTACTTGCCGCAGACCTGGAATAATCAGCAAAGGCAAAATTCACAAGGTAAGGGATGATCTGTAACCGGGTTTCTTCACTCAATTTGTTCAATGTCGGGTTATCCAGTGCCATCGCGTAATTGAGCAGACCTTCAATCGCAAATTGAGGATCCTGAACACCAACTTTTGCCAGGAATAAGGCAAACCCAAGCGGTGCTTTCGACTGCACCATCCCCTGCGCAGCCATCACATCCGTAATCGTTAAACCACCTGAGCCTGTCGCCGGTGCGTCATCGCTCAATTTTGGAGATTTTGGGGAGTAATATTTTGGTAAGGCTTCAAGGTTCATGCTCGTTCTCCACTTACGCCAATACGCCAATTGCCAGCGCACGATCGATAAAACGAAATATCAGCTCCAGCTGAGAGCCATACTTCTCTTCAAATGCCACGGTATCCGCATGCAGCTCGTCGTGATGCTTTCTGCACAAAGGCAACACAAAGAGGTCATGCGCTTTTGTACCCATTCCACCCTGACCGTGGCCTATCAGGTGGTGGGGATCATCAGCAGGCTTTCCACAACATGCACACGGCTGTGTCTTAACCCAGCGCGTGTACTTTTCATTAACCCAGCGGCGGCGTTTTGGGCGTAACATAAAAGACTCCGGCGACTCCGGATCCACTTTCAGCGCCAGCACCTTTTTCGCTTTATCCTGTATGATGCTGGTGGCAGGAACCGAAGGCACAAGGTCACTTTCCCGGGTGACAGACGGCACAACAGGTTTCGGTAATCTCAGCGCCTTACGGGCTGCGCTTTCAGGTAAGGCATCCGCCAGGTCATTACGAATCAGCCACCAGCACAGTTCCGGCATTGTCACGGCATGGTTATCATCAAAACCGAGATCCCGACGGACTACAGACAACACCCAGCGGGCACAGTTATCCGTTGCCATTGATTCCAGCCGTTCCGTGAACTGATCGCGCAGCTGGTTATCGCAGTGCCAGCACAGACGGATTGCGCCCGGAGCGTGTCGCATTGTGGTCATGTTCTCGCTGTGCCAGTCGGAATGAGGCCACTGGCAGCCTTTTTCACGAAGTAACCAGCTTTCAAGACATTCCACGCCACCAGCACGACGGATCACTGCCTCATTGCGGAACACGGCCCGAACGGCAGGATCATCCGCCAGCGGTTGTGATGCCGCCGGAACGGCACCACTGGCGAAAGATGAATAACGTTCCGGCTCAGGCTCCAGCAGGACACGCCCCTGCATAAACAGGGGCATCAGCTCTGAACCTGGCCTGAACAATACGATCCCCATACGCGGGGCAATTTCAGGGGTCAGTAGTGCTCTCACGGTCACCTCAATGAACGGTATCGAGCAGCTTTAACAGCTCAGGGAATCGGGATTCGAAGAAATGCGGCTGCGTCTCGCGCGGATTTGCTGGACTGGTGATGTTCTTGCCGAACATGCAGCCTTTCGCCGTCAGCGACCAGAATTTTTTGATGTTGTTAATCCCGGTACGGCTGTATCGTTCGCGCTGCTCGACGATCCCCAGCTTCACCATCTGATGATATGCCTGATTAGCCGTCAGGCGGATACCATACTGTTTCAGCAGTGCACTCAGTGACAGTGTCGGGCGACTTGAGCCATCGTGTGCATCAGCAGGAGCATCAATGGCATAGCGCGGTGCCAGATTCGGTAAGCCAACAGCCTCCTGGAGTTTCTGACAGGCCCCAAGCACTGAAGAGTTAGACAGGTTTAACTCCCTGCGCATAAAGTCCAGCAGAATCACTCCAGCCTGCATCTTGTCAGCAGCCTGCCCGGATAATTTTTCCGGTGTGCTGGTTACCATATCGAAAGTACGGATCACCTTCAGATGGAATGACGGGCTGATCCACATTGCATAGGCATACACCAGTTCTTTGCAGACATACGTCCCCTGGTTATTTCCGCCATTAATGACGCTAACTGGTTGATTTTGTTCCAGAGGCGGAATTCCACCCTCGGTGAAAAGTTGTTCAATCAATTCACAGGTTTGCTTATTGGAGAGCCAGTATTTCGGGCGGTTTTTTTGTTCTCCCCCGGCTGCCCTGTGCAGATCGTTCAGGCTGTAACGCCCATAAGCATCACGGCGAACTTCAATACCATCAATAACCATCAGATTATTCATACTTCGTTTCTCCTCTTAATCAGGCGGCTGCACCCGCCGGTTTCTCATACTTACTGATAGTGATCTCGACCTTCCCTTTCGGGATAACCGGTCCCCACTCCACCAGCATTCTTTTCACCTGTCTGTCGTCTTCCCACACACCCGCGTGGGTCAGGGCGTCAAACAGCGCCTTGTTATAGTTGTCCAGATCGCGGATCCGGTTATCCGGAGGAAACAACACGATCTCCACTGAAGCAGGTGCCGACGTTGGTTTTGGCAGACGACGTAACTGCTCAACTATTGCTGCGCACGCCGCGCTCTGAAATTTTCGCCCCGCCGCGCTTATCAGGCTCTTACCAGCAAATGCCCCTTTGTTGGGGTGTCGCCAGTAGGTGTTCACGCTGGGCGGGAAAGGCAGGATCAGCTTCATACTTTCAGGCCTCTCTCATGTAACCAGTGAGTTGCACGCAGCCTTGCGTTTTCCTCACCGGCAAGCAGTGAGCGGATAATCCCGACCGCCTCGCTGTCGTCGTCCTTCACCGCGGTATGAAGCGTGATCCCCCGGGCCACACCACGCTTTATCGTGATGACGCCTTTTTTCTCCAGTGCGCGAAGATGCTCCACCGCTGCATTCACCGAACGGTATCCCAGCATGGTTGCCACCTCCTGATTGGTTGGCGGGAAGCCACGCTCTTTCTGATAAGAAATCAGCATATCCAGCACCTGCTGCTGGCATTGAGTTAACGTCGTCATGCCGCCATCTCCCTGACCAGCTTTTCCGCCTGCAGGCGAACCTGCGCCAGAAACGCCTCACCACATGCCTCAAGTTCATCGCGCCCGATGTAGCTGATTGCCGGTCCCTTCCAGGTCTTGTCGAAAACAGCAATAGCACCAGCGAAGAAAGCGCCTGTCGGCACCTGCTTCTCATCCTTCGGGATAAACCAGGCAGGCAGTTCAAAACCAATACGCCCGCGAATAAAAGCAATATGATCTGCATCTTCCGGCCACCACACTTCGCTGGTGGCAGCTTTGATCAGGAAAACATAGCGCCCGCCCTTATCACGCATGGCACTGGCATGCTTCATGATGTAACGCATGCCGGTGATGTATTGCCCCTCATGCTGACTGGCGCGGCTGTATGGGGGATTTCCAAAGGCAGCACCTTTAAGCTCCGCAAGGCGTTCTGACCAGTCATGCGCCAGCGCGTTGTCTTCCGCCGTGTAATACGCAGCACATTTGGCGTTATCACCGTCAGTGAACAGATCCAGAACAAACGGACCAAACAGGGTGTTAATTCCCCAGAAAATGTTGTCCGGCGTGCGCCACTGATCGCCCACTTCCTTCAGTTCATGGGCTGGTTTGTTCCGCAGTTCCACCAGCTCCTGGCAATATTTATTACTCATTAAGCCCCCACGTAATTCCCTGACAGATACCACTCATCACCCGATACAGCGCGCTTGCTGCTTTTCCGTAAGCACCGCTCACGACGCGCCAGAAAATTGTTTCGTTCTGGCTGGGAGTGGCTTTCACGGAATGCCGCCATCCACACGGTTGCAGCACGACGGTATAAGCCCCTGGACTCCAGTTCTTCAGCCTGGCGGGTCAGGCACAAAATCACCCGTGGATCGTTAGTGCCGACATAGAAATTGCGCACAGGTCTGGTTTCTCGAACTGGTTGTGGTTCCGGTTCCTGCGCTCTCTCAGTCAGGCGCGGGAAATGTCTGCGTGTATCTCCTTCACAACGGTGAGCCACACGCCCACTCTGACGTAACTTGCTTGCTGACTGCAGAACGCGCTGCCGTGAGTAACCTGCAAAAGCATCCGCAATGTCTCCGGAAGTACACCCCGGATGGGCTTCAATGAATTTCTGAACTTCATTCAAAAGACTCATGATCACCCCCTGAATCCTGCCGGGATCTGGCTGTAGTCCACGTTGTCGTAACTGGCTTTGAAGTACGGGTCCTCGCGTCTGGCTGCAGATACCGCAGGAACTTCCCAGGATTCTTCGAAATGACGATCCGGACCAAAGAACGTGACAGCCTGTTTCACAAATTGTGTGCCGCTGTTACCCATCGCAGATACCCAGCCCGCGTAGCGTTTCACACCTTCCAGCATGGTTTCGGGGTTTACTCCCTCATTCAAACGGGCTTTCCAGGCTTTGAAGGCTGCAGATTTTGAATTGCCACCAGCACGTTTGGGATATACCAGCCATGCCTGCTCAAACTCCGGAGAGTATTCCGGTCGGTTTGAACGAACTCGCACGGACTCATCAACTGATGCACCAACAGCTATTGGTTCATTGACTGGTTCTTTGACAGGTTCAAAAGAGTGACTGGTTCTGGGTGAATCTCCTGCACTACCCCCTGGTGCAACTCCTGCACTACCTGGTGAATTTGCTGCACCAGATAGTGAATTATTTGCACTACCCCCTAGTGAATCTCCTGCACCATCCAGATGAAGGAGATAGATATTACTTGAGTTACCTTTTTCACCTTTCCGGGTGACTTTTTTTACCAGCCCGGACTCACAAAGGGCCGCAATATGATTCATCACAGAACGTTTGCTAATCTCGCACTGGTCAGCAATATGCTGGTAGCTGGGCCAGCACTCACCCTGATCGCTGGCATTATCAGCCAGCTTGATCAGAACCAGTTTTCGCAATGGATTACCCACTCGAATTTTCATCGCTTTAACCATCAGCTCCATACTCATGCTGCACCTCCGAGATGCTTCATGTTTTTTCCGGAGCGAAAGGCTATAAGCGGCATACTGACGCGGTAATTACGGCCCAGCGGTTCACAAACCACCTTCTGACATTCACGGTCAACCAGGCTAACACGTAGAACATGCCCTGCAGGCGTGGTGTACCACTGCCCAACTGTAGGAATTGATGTTTTTTTACGCTGAAGCAAACGGCAAATATTGAGGATCAACGGATTAAGCATGACGATGCCCTCCGCTGATATTCAGGAGACGGTGAATATGAAAATTAGCCTTATCCGCCAAACGGATACGTTCAGCCTGCAAGTTAAGAAGGGTTTCTACCAGAACCTGATGCGCCTGCGGATCCGAAAGAGTTACCTTGCGCAGAGCACGTAGTGCAGTTGTTACATAACTGAGTTTATGTAAGTCTTCATCATTCAGACGAGTGAGGGCTGGGACAGTAGCCATGATGGCAGCCTCCTTGATCGGTGAAATACTTCCACCACCGGAAACGCCAATTTCGCTGGTGGTGAACTGAACGGGGTTGGCGTAACCGGTGATCAAGGAAACCGGCGCATCTTTCGATGCCCCCGCCCAGCCCACCATAACTTTGATGTGAGCAAATGCGGACGATAAAAAAGACGCTGGCGCGTCATATATCGCCTTGATCAATTCCAGGACGCCAATCCCGGCACCCGCTTTATAAGGTGCCTGAACAGTGTAACGTCCCGGAATGGCAGAATCAATGTGCTGGTGGTCCTTCACACTCAACAAAATCACGCCTGAATTTCCACAAAGGACTAAAGCACTCATGCGGGTAGTCTTTGCGAAGATAGATAACGCGCTGTGTTTCTGGCTCCCAACGAATAACATGGACATAAAGCCCTCTTCCATCACGAAACCAGCGGTTAAGTTCCTGCACAACTCGCCCCCCACAGTCAGGTAAAGTTCTCTGTGGTTACTTACAGCCAGGTGATTTGGTAATCTGCATTCATGCCGTAACAACAGGTGTTCAGCGACACTGACCACCAGCTGTTGCGACAAACGGTTATTTGCCGTTAAACTGTTCATGCGTTAGTTTCTCCACAGACACAAAACGCCACGACGCCCGGAGCTGCACACTCGCGGGCGTCACTCTTTTCTGGAGCGCAAAAGATTTTGTAGACCAGTGCTGCATGCTCCTGGAGCTTCGAAATTGACAGATACAACTCATCATTAATTGCTGTCTGCTCGTGTGGCTCCACGACCCCATCTTCGATTGCCGAACGAATCTGCTTTGAGTAATTCCCGATCTGTTCGATGACTTCCAGCAGGCGCTGGTTTATATCGGCGTTCTCTACTTCCTCAATTTCAGGAAGCGATACGAACACCCCACCAGCAGACTGTGCGACAGCATCCGCAATGTAGTGAGTGCCAGCCGCGCGCTGTAAAACCATTGCCCATCCCAGCGGGAAAATCTGATCGCCATCGGCACGAAGGCGGTTAAATAATGCGTTCTCTGTTACATCCAGCCAGTCAGCTGCTTCAGCGTAACCACCCGGCAACGCTGCGATAGTTTTTCTGACAGCTTTCACGTACCACTCAGGCTGTTTTTCTACTTTCCAGTGATACTTACCCACGGTTAGCCTCATCGTTCTGTGGTTAAAAATTGAAGGTGTTCTGTTAATCTTTCGGATAGATATCCGGTCTTAAGTCAGATTTCGTAATTGCACCTGACGTGCATTGCTCAAGTTTTTTCGCCAGCACAAAACTGGCTTTTTTATAACCATTGAAAACCAGCCGTAAGTAGCCAGGTGTTGAGCCAACTTTTCCGGCCAACTCGCCCTGCTGTTCTTTGGTTAAAGAGTCCCAATACGCTTTCATACAATATGTACCTCCGATATACATATTACATGATTGAGATGAACCTTCAAGATACTTGTACCTTATCGGTACAAAGGTTTTAATTTCTTTATGAAAACAGTCCATGACATCCGGCGGTCTAACGCCAGAAAACTGAGAGATGGTGTTGGCGGGAATTCTTCCTTTGCCACCATGATTGATCGCGAGCCAACCCAGACCAGCAGGTTTATGGGAGATGGTGCTACTAAAAATATCGGTGACAGCATGGCAAGGCACATCGAAAAATGTTTCGACCTGCCTGTCGGATGGCTTGATCAAGAACACCAGACCACGAACATCACAAAAAAACCTGATGTTTCAATCACTAACAAACAAATAACGTTAGTCCCTGTCATATCATGGGTACAGGCCGGAGCATGGAAAGAAGTTGGCTATTCTGAGGTTGATTTGAGCACAGCAGAAACTTATCCCTGCCCTGTACCCTGTGGCGAAATGACTTATATCTTGCGGGTGATTGGTGATTCAATGATTGATGAGTACCGCCCGGGAGACATGATTTTTGTTGATCCTGAAGTCCCTGCCTGCCACGGTGACGACGTTATTGCATTGATGCACGATTCAGGCGAAACCACCTTCAAGCGATTGATAGAAGATGGAACACAGCGTTATCTCAAAGCATTAAACCCAAACTGGCCTGAGCCTTACATTAAGATTAACGGTAATTGCTCTATAATTGGTACAGTGATTTTCTCGGGAAAACCAAGAAGATACACAATAAAGGCCTAATCAATATTTATGAACCTGCTTCGGCAGGTTTTTTTATACTTGACAATGTACCCATGAGATACATAATGTATCCAAAAGAAACATGAGGCAGGCAAGATTCAAACAAAATTTGGTTGTAACACGGCGTATGGCACATGCGTCGTTAGCGGTCTGGGGACGTTAAAGGGGACAATCCACTTCTTGCTCGGGCAAACAAACCAGGTAGCCGGAATGTGCAAGTCAATGATGATGCAGATAAGACGCCTAACCAGCGTGGCGATTCGGTTTGACGCCTGGGAAGAGACCAGGGTGCAACGATGAGGGCATTTATAGAGCCGCGACAAAGTGTGGTGCCGTAACTGGCTAAGTGCTCTCAGCGTTGTGGTAATCCGCGAAATGGCGCGGCGGTAAGTATGGCGGGGTTACTCTTTCCCCGTTGAGGACACCGGATTGTCAGGTTGACCATACGCCTGAGTGACAACCCCACCACAACAGCCACTGCTTTGGCGGTACCAGTTTGTACACTTGCTTCCGGCTGGTACCGCTCTTTTTACAAAACAGAGAAGAGCATCACCGGACGACGGGCTCATAACCCAATCCATCCGGGCGGCTGCCACCGCAGGTGTTCTTCTCTGTTTTGTGGAGAAACCAACCGACCTTGCAGGGTCGATATGATGAGGAGCAGCAAAATGGCTAGCGAACGCAGTACTGATGTGCAGGCATTTATCGGGGAGCTGGACGGCGGCGTATTTGAAACCAAAATCGGCGCAGTTCTCAGTGAAGTCGCTTCCGGTGTGATGAACACGAAAACCAAAGGTAAGGTCTCACTCAACCTGGAAATCGAACCATTTGATGAGAACCGTGTGAAAATCAAACACAAACTCTCATATGTTCGCCCGACTAACCGCGGGAAAATTTCCGAAGAAGACACCACCGAAACGCCGATGTATGTCAATCGCGGTGGTCGCCTGACTATTCTGCAGGAAGACCAGGGACAATTACTGACTCTTGCCGGTGAACCTGACGGAAAACTCCGCGCAGCAGGTCATTAATATCGTTCTTAATTAACTGATTATTTATCTCATCACTGAATATCTTTATATAGTGAGGACTTATTATGTCTCAGAACTTAGACGCAACCGCAATTAATCAAATCCATGCCCTTATTTCTGCTCAGGGTGTTAATGAAATTATCAGTAAGATTGGTGCCGATGCTGTGGCATTGCCTGAGAATTTCCGCATTCATGATCTGGAAAAATTTAATTTAAATCGCTTCCGTTTCCGTGGTGCGCTTTCCACTGCCAGCATCGATGACTTTACCCGTTATTCTAAAGATCTTGCAGATGAAGGCACCCGCTGCTTTATCGATGCTGATAATATGCGAGCCGTCAGTGTGCTTAACCTGGGTACTATTGATGAACCAGGTCACGCAGATAACACCGCCACTCTCAAACTGAAAAAGACAGCACCGTTCTCTGCCCTGTTGTCTGTTAACGGCGAGCGTAACTCCCAGAAGTCACTGGCAGAATGGATTGAAGACTGGGCCGACTACCTTGTGGGCTTTGATGCTAATGGTGACACCATTCAGGCAACAAAAGCGGCTGCGGCGGTCCGTAAAATCACGATTGAAGCAAACCAGACCGCTGATTTTGAAGATAATGACTTCAGCGGCAAACGCTCCCTGATGGAGTCTGTCGAAGCGAAGACTAAAGACATTATGCCAGTGGCATTTGAATTTAAATGCGTTCCGTTTGAAGGCCTTAAAGAACGTCCGTTTAAATTACGCCTCAGCATTATCACTGGCGATCGTCCTGTACTGGTTCTGCGCATTATTCAGCTGGAAGCGGTGCAGGAAGAAATGGCTAACGAATTTCGTGATCTGCTTGTTGAGAAATTTAAAGACAGCAAAGTAGAAACCTTTATTGGTACTTTCACCGCCTGATTTCATTACTGCAAATGCCCCTGCGGGGGCATTTATGGAAACATAATTTACTCAATAATCGCCGGATGGTGATGGCTTCCTTTTACCAGAATTCAGCACGGTGCAGCGCATATACGTGGAGAACAAAATGTCATTTATTAAAACTTTTTCCGGGAAGCATTTTTATTATGACAGGATAAATAAAGACGACATCGATATTAACGATATCGCGGTTTCCCTTTCAAATATCTGTCGCTTTGCCGGTCATCTTTCGCACTTCTACAGCGTCGCCCAACATGCGGTTCTTTGCAGCCAGCTGGTGCCGCAGGAATTTGCTTTTGAAGCGTTAATGCATGATGCAACAGAAGCGTATTGCCAGGACATCCCCGCACCACTGAAACGACTTCTTCCTGACTATAAACGGATGGAAGAAAAAATAGACGCCGTAATCCGTGAGAAATACGGGTTACCTCCTGTTATGAGCACGCCAGTGAAATATGCCGATCTCATCATGCTGGCAACCGAACGCCGCGATCTCGGGCTTGATGATGGCTCTTTCTGGCCTGTGCTGGAAGGTATCCCGGCAACAGAGATGTTCAACGTGATTCCACTGGCTCCAGGCCATGCCTACGGGATGTTTATGGAACGCTTTAACGAATTATCGGAGTTACGCAAATGCGCATGAGTGTTTTCGAAATGGAAGGGTTTCTTCGCGGGAAATGTGTACCGCGAGATCTGAAAGTGAACGAAACAAATGCTGAGTACCTGGTACGTAAATTCGACGCGCTTGAAGCTAAATGTGCGGCACTGGAAAGCAAAATAATACCAGTGTCAGCTGAACTGCCACCAGCAAATGAAAGTGTTCTGTTATTTGATGCTAACGGAGAAGGCTGGCTGATTGGCTGGCGTTCTCTCTGGTACACCTGGGGACAAAAAGAAACCGGAGAATGGCAGTGGACATTTCAGGTCGGGGACCTTGAAAACGTCAATATCACTCACTGGGCAGTAATGCCGAAAGCACCAGAGACTAAGAAATGAGCGTGATAAAAACTCATACAGGAATTGTTATCACCCGAGACGGTGAAAAGCGGATGAAATTACATTCCACTGAAACGTCCTGGGTTGCCGGACGTTGTGAATCCTACGACAAAAAGACTGGTTACCGTTGGGGGGCACCTAACATGCGTCGCCGTCTGCTACTGGACAGCATCAGGCCAATAAAACAGGTAGCAACCAGGGAACAAAATTAATTATCAGGACTGGAATTTGATATTACTGCCCGTGTGCAGCGGGCTAAGTGGAGAAACATATGCTGAACCTCGATTGTGTTCCAATCTCAACTTATTGCAAAGAAACTGGCGAAACTCCTGAAGCAATAAACAAACGTGTACAGCGCGGTGTTTGGCGTGAAGGTGTTCAGGTTTTAAAGGTTGAAGGCGTTAAGGAGAGGTGGATTGATCTTAGTGAGGTTGCAAAATGGGCCAGACAAAACTGCTCAAACTACCGCGCGGCGTAACAATCAGGAAACACCGCCAGGGCGAAACGATCAATATAACTTTCACCTACAAAGGAGTTAAATGTCGTGAGCCTCTTTCCAATCTGGAAGTAATACCAAAGAACATAAAATACGCCGAGCGCACACTCGGCGAAATTCATAATAAGATCGAAAGGGGAACATTCATTTATGCGGAATATTTTCCCCGTTCTGCTCGTTTGAAAATTTTTGGTAATGCTGCTGCAGGCAAAACGGTAAAAATGTACCTGGACGAATACCTTGAAATCTGCGAAACGAGAAAACTTTCACCCTCTACGATTGGTGGTTATAAAAAATGCCGTAGTGCGTTAGCCTCACTCCACATTTGCCCTGCAAGTGAATTAACACCAGCAATCCTGAAAGCGTGGATTCAAAGCCAGAAAACGACCTTAAAAACAATTCGCAACCAGTTATCTTTCCTGCGGTCAGCACTTGATGAAGCCGTAACCGATGGGGTACTTCAAATTAACCCCGTATCGTTGGTAACTGCTTCGCGCTACCAAAGTGATAAGTCAGAAGCAGAAAGCAGCTACGTGGTTGATCCGCTATCACCAGCAGAAGTTGATGCATTACTAGCAGCAGCCGGAAACAAACAATGGGAAAATCTGTTCCGGTTCGCTATACATACAGGCCTGCGTAGTTCTGAATTATGTGCCCTTCGATGGCGTGATATCGACTTTGTTGGAAAAACTGCCCATGTCCAGAGCGCAAGTGTTGTCGGTGTTATCAAAGGAACAAAGACAAAAGCCGGTACTCGTAAAGTTGAACTGACAGAAGAGGCAATGTTGGCGCTGATAAATCAGAAGCCATTTACATTCATGAAGGATGCTACTGTCTTTGAAGATCCAAAGACAAACAAACCGTGGGCCAGCGCCGATGCGATAAGGAAAAAAGCGTGGATACCAACCTTACGTAAAGCAGGTATCCGGTACCGTAACCCATATCAGACCAGGCATACATTCGCCACCAGCCATATCAGCCGTGGTGCGAACCTGTTCTGGCTTGCAGGCCAGATGGGCCATAAGGGACCAGAAATGCTATTTCGTCACTATGGCAGTTACCTTGCTGCATATGACGGACATACCGCTAAAAATACTAATGATACAAAACAGGCTTGATGCTGCCCGAACAAATAGCCACTGAAACCTGATAAAAAGTTATTTGTGATGTGGTTATGTTCGTCATATCCACATCATACATACTTAAACATAAGGCACTTTTTACCTTGCAAAAATTCGAACCAAGTATATATGTTATAGGTGAACTTGGTACTCAGGCAGCTGTCCTAGTACTAGGAACACGCGGGAAATCTTGGAGCCAGTACGTAGATTATGGTAAAATCCCGCGCCCCGTTCTGCGGGGAGCAATAAATGCCTCAAAAGGATACATTGGGGGGACTGAAAGGAGGTCTTTATGTCAGAACTAGTCATGAAGATGTTTGGGCTGAATGATTTGGTCAAAGGCGGACAAGCCATGGCCGATCGTTTGAACAAATCTGGTGTTAAAAACATCAAGGTCGTAGGGCGTGGTGCAGTTATTGTAGACCCATCTACTGACCCAGAAAAAATCACTCAGCTTAGGAAAGCAGCTAGAAAATTCGTCGAGCAGGATGCAAAAGCTGTTGCAGCCGCTAAAGCTAACTCAATGGACAATGACGACTAACAAATGTTTGCATTGCTGATCATTCCACTTTTAGTAAGTGGATCCTTACTGGTTACATCGCCCCATAACATCAAATTATTCTATCGACTCCACCGTTACGACGGCCAGCTTCTCTATATGAAGGTGGCCACGTACGGTGTGTACTCGTTCATTGTTGCAGTCGTGCTGGCGTATGCAACCAAGTACTTTATACCAAGCCTTACACTGGTCACATGGGTATCACATCTTATTGATGGTAGTGCAGACCCTAAAGAAAACAGGATAACATCATGGCTCATCCTGCTATCAGTGGCGACTTGTGGAGTTGCTTTTATTTGGTTGCAGATATGCAAATTTCGTATGTTTGTGGCAGCAAAAACTATTAGTTCTGCATCCAATAATGCAATTTCTATCAATTTCGCAAAGCAACTAATCAGGCTTAATGAGTTGGAAAAACTGTTGTCTGATGGCTCACTTGGTCAGCTATTCTTTGATTCAGCGACTACAAACAGACCGGTACTGATAAGCCTGAAATGCCGCAAAGTATATGTCGGAACAGTTAACATGATTAGTGAGCCAAACGAAAAACAAGGCCCTAACCTTGAAATTTCTATTAGCCCAATCATATCTGGTTACAGGGACAAGGACACACTAAGGGTCCTGTTTTCAAATGATTACAACGATCTTGATGGAGTTGATACCAGTATCATATTTCCATTAAGTGAGGTTTCGCATGCTTCTTGGTTCAATATGGATATACATGAAAAAGTAGACAATAACCGAGAGAAGAAACCAGAAACAAACCGCAAGAAAAAACGTAAATATGGCAGGACTACGAATTGATAGTAAAATATCCGCAAAAGAGCCGTAAGAACCAACTTTAAATTTTATTCGTTATAAATCAACGCATTGCAAATATTCGGACACGGGTTCAACTCCCGCCAGCTCCACCACTTTTGACAGGACTGCAACCGGACAGAGACTATAAAAACAGTCACTTACGGACACTGACCAGACAGTAAGCGGACCAGAAAAAGACAAAAATATACACGCAAAATGCACGTGCATTTCAAAAAAGCCTCTGATTATGAAGTCAGAGGCTTTTCTAGTTGTAAATAAGGGTAACAATTTAACACGATGCAGCTTACCAATTACGTAACATCAAACGCTCTAATTGTTCCCAAATCCTCCAGACCACTCAGCTCCTCTTTCATTTCACGCTGACGGCGATAAATCTCATCGTTGCGATCGACCTGCGCCTGCACCATTGCTGCCGCCAGTTCTTCCAGTTCCGGCATCGACAGTTTCACCTGCTGATTATCGGCATCACCCCACGCCATATGCGTTTGTGCTGTGACAGATTTTGCCAGCATGACTACCGGGGACAGGCGGCCCAGTGAGTCGGGGCCAGCATTCCAGATACGACCATTCCATTCAAACGTGAACGGCTTCGCCTCCTGTTCTGTGCGCCATGCTTCAATTTCCTGACGTCTGGCCTCTCTGGCCGCTTCCAGCATTTCTGGTGTCACAGTGAATGGGGCTATCTCACCCCATTTGCCACTTTGCAGTTCCTGCCAGATTTGCTGACCCGTCGGTGCGACATCATCAGCGGTGGCTGTGTAGGGGACTGCCAGGTCCCTGTCGTCAAAAAAAACGTCACAGTCTACTGCGCCACTTTCGGTATAACGGGGATTAATGATTTTTTTAATTTCCACGGTGCATTCCTCACGATGTGCGAATAAAAAGCCCGGGCATTGCGCCAGAGACATGAGCATCCGGCACCCCGGACAGGGCGCTATATGACCCCGGTAATGAATGCTCTGAACATCCCGTAATGAAAAATTGTGGGGATGCTATATACGTTCCGGTGGGAGTACTGGGCACTGAAATCCCCACCGGTCCCAGTCGTGAGCCTCTGTATGACTGCCCCCTGACAAGTCTGATGACTTTATCACCGTCAGCTTCTCCCTGGTACGCAGCAATAATCAGCCCGCCAATGTCAGGGTCTCCCCATCTGTTGCAGACAGAGCTCGCCACGATTCTGTAAATAATATCTTCTGTGGTTATATTTATTTTCACCCAGCCAGTCAGTCTGGATATGGGCCAGTAGCAGTAGCGGGTGTGATAAATGGGGCCGTTAATGCCGTAAAAAGTAAGGGATTTGGCTCTGTACCTCGGTTCTGTTGTCTCAGGGCGTGCATCAGTCCACCGGATGCTGAGCACCCCTTCAAACCGTGTGTCGGGTATGATGATGTCGTAGGGGCCAGCAACGGAATATTCACCTGGCAGCGCATTCCTTACCCAGGCCAGGAAATCACTCTTAGTGTCAAAACGGATAACATCTTCAGGCAGAAAAGCACACCCAAAGCCGAATGCGCCGGGTATCGCCAGACGGCCTTTTGTCCGGTCGTAAATGTCGCTCTGTGCTTCCATCGTGGCCGCACTTTTCAGCCCCAGATTATCCCGGGACTTCTGTTGTGCCTTTTCGCCTGCTGCTGCGATTTCAGACAGATGGTTAGCCGTTTTCAGAGTGCCGGTCAGCGCAGCATCAATGTCATTTTTGGCCTGCTCTGCTGCGCGGGCATAACCTGCGGCTGCCGCCACATCCTGCGCCGTCTGCTGTGCGTTTCCGGCTGCGGCCCCGGCGCTCTGCTGCGCCTGCGCCACCATTTCCTCAAAGCGTTTGACGACATCCGGTTTCAGGTCGCCCTCATCAGGAGCAATCAGAAAGTCATTCAGCGTGCCGGGCTTTGAGTCGTCGTATACAGCAATGTCGCCAACACAGTACTCGTCGCGCCAGTCCCGTTTCAGATACACGCAATATTTTCCGACCTGTGCCTCAAACGAATATTCACCGTTATTTCCGGTCACTACATCAGCCCTGGTACGCATCACCACTTCTGAGGTGTTTACACGGGATTTCAGAATAATCTGGCATCCGGACATGGGGATGCCTGCGCCATCAGTCAGCGCACCTGATATCACTACAGACATAGTTTTTCTCGCGATAAATTAAATCAGGAAGAACCTTCCGGAGAGACGGACCATTCAATGGCGTTATATGAGGATTTATCAGTGATGGTGCTGAAATCCATCGCCTGCAGCGATTTCGCGTAAATACGGTACGCTTTCAGTTTTTCCCGGTCTTCGTCGCTGATTAGCCCCAGCAGCAGGTCTTCTTCCCATTCCCCTGTCCGGGCACTGACCTGAGCCAGAAGGGCATCACGCTCATCTTCCGCTTTGAGTCTGTAGTCAAAGACAAATTCATCATTGCGGTAAAACCAGTAACCCGGCGCGGTAATGCGGCGGTTGGCGGTAATATCAGGAACTTCAATAACACTGGCGTTACGGGGTTCAATGCCTGTCACATCCTTACCGACCCACACCACGCGCCCGTCTCCGGTGTAAACCATTTTTATGGTGTCACTGGCAAAGTTCTTCTGTTCTTCATACCAGTTTTTGCCGTCTTCCGAAAAAAGCCAGGTGACATCATACTGTTTTGTCAGCTGATATTATTCCGCGGTTTTCGGATTACCTGCCGTAATATTTTTTAAATGCAACATTGTTAAATACTCGCTACGTTATACCAGGTGCCATTAATCAGTTTTTGCAGCGGTCGGTAATACACGCCGTTGACGTTATCCGCTGAGTTACGGCCGGTATCCGATATCGATATCCCTGACAGCCCGTGTCCCGAAGGTGAGCGAAATGTCCACGAAACGGTGTTACTGCCGGGGGTGTAATACATTTCATAACCATACCGCACATCCTGCACGCCACCATTTCGCTGCTGGTAACGGGCATCAAAGTTTCCGTAGTCTGACGGTGTTACCCGTCCTGTAACGTTTACAGCTTTATTACTCTGGATACTGCCACTCTGAAAACGCAACACATGCACGCTATTGGCATAAACATCCAGCAGGCCATCACCATTCTGTTTGAATCCGGTGTCATTATCACCAAGAACAATTGAATTCCCCCCCAGGGCGTTCTGAACGCCGATACCCAGCGCACCATTGACCTGCGAACCACCGCCAACAGACACTTTATGCGACATGGATATTTCACCCGTCCGCAGATTAATGGTGAACGGGCGCAGGGGACCAATATCGCCATTTTCCCCCTGACCTTCACTGGTGGGAATAAGGTGCAGGCACTCTTCCGAACGACGAAAAATCAGGCCAAAAGCTTCGTTGAAAATCCTCAGCGCATTAACACCACGGATTTTCAGCTCTCCGGTCATGGTGTCGCCATCACGCTGAACGGCATTTTTTGCCTTATCCACCGTGGGTTTTAATCCGAGGTTTTCAACAGCCTCATCCCTGTCTTCCACATCCGAAAGGTTATTTTTTATCAGCAATGCCTCTTCGTTAATTGCACCGCCCACCAGCAATAATATAGCCTTATATAGCTGGTCGTGTTCTTCTTTATTCAGTTCTATCCCGGCCTTCTCAATGACACCACAGATTTCCTCCTGAATGGCATTCCACATGGCACTGTTCAGCCAGGTAGCAAGACGTCCTGTGCGAAGATTTCCGTCAGTAAATCCGTTCTTACCCGGACCAAACTTATCTTTTACCGCAGTCAGCGTATCAATCCTGTGCATCTTCATCCTCATCTGGATAGGAAAATAAAACGACGGTGTGTGACGGACATAATTTATTAATCACGCACTCCGCAACCGTATCCCCCCACGTCCGGATCGGTGTGTTGCAGGCGTCCGTGCATGTCTGCCACTGAGCACCGGCATCCATCGGCAACGTCACACGCCAGAAATAACGCCAGCGATCTCCCCATTCCGGATCGGGGCTTGCATCCAAGTGCTGGAACTGTTCGATCGTTACGCCGGTATATCCCAGCGCCTCAAGCTGATCCAGGAAGAACTGCTCATTTATGCCACCAGCCACATTGGCTTTTGCTTCAAGACGTTGCTGACGCTGGCGTAATGTCTGGGTTCCGACAGGGGAACAGGAATCAGGTAAACCATACAATTCTTCATAACGTTCAATCAGCTCTGTGGACTGACCGGGATCGATTTCAATCACCAGTTCATCAGCCCGCTGGTGAACACGCACAAGCGATGGTGCCAGACCGTCAAGTACACCGTCGGTATCTGACCATGCAGGCCCCGGCGGCATCAGTCCGTACAGCAGCTTTGTATAATCATCCTGTAACGAATCCATTATTTACTCCTTGCCGGGTCATAAGCCTGCCAGGTGATCTCGCCGAGCACCGGAAGCTCGGTCTCCCCCAGGTCAATATCCGATGAAGGGACGATTAACCGGTGGGCCACTTCACCAGCAGACAAACTGATGGCCTCACTGATTCTGGACAGATACATACGCCCCTCTGGCACACCATCCCGTAACATCAGTGCATTCAGCTCTGCTTTTATTGCAGTCCTGATCTGCGGTGTGTCTTTCGATAATGCAATCGTCATCGGGATGACTTTTTCTGTGGCACCGAATACATACAATCCGCTTCCGGCAACAGGTGCCAGAGGAAGGATGTGGTCCCTGACTGCGTTAATCACGCTTTCATCCGGGGCCGGGCGTTCCGGATCGTTTGTCGCCACCATCACGCCAACCGTTCCAGTGCCTTTCCAGTGTCTGAAAGTCCATGCACGGTTAATACCCTGAACTTCTTTCGCCCAGATAACATAATCAGGGTCTGCGCCCCCGGTGATGCTGCCAACTTACTGATTTAGTGTATGATGGTGTTTTTGAGGTGCTCCAGTGGCTTCTGTTTCTATCAGCTGTCCCTCCTGTTCAGCTACTGACGGGGTGGTGCGTAACGGCAAAAGCACTGCCGGACATCAGCGCTATCTCTGCTCTCACTGCCGTAAAACATGGCAACTGCAGTTCACTTACACCGCTTCTCAACCCGGTACGCACCAGAAAATCATTGATATGGCCATGAATGGCGTTGGATGCCGGGCAACTGCACGCATTATGGGCGTTGGCCTTAACACGATTTTACGTCACTTAAAAAACTCAGGCCGCAGTCGGTAACCTCGCGCATACAGCCGGGCAGTGACGTCATCGTCTGCGCGGAAATGGACGAACAGTGGGGCTATGTCGGGGCTAAATCGCGCCAGCGCTGGCTGTTTTACGCGTATGACAGTCTCCGGAAGACGGTTGTTGCGCACGTATTCGGTGAACGCACTATGGCGACGCTGGGGCGTCTTATGAGCCTGCTGTCACCCTTTGACGTGGTGATATGGATGACGGATGGCTGGCCGCTGTATGAATCCCGCCTGAAGGGAAAGCTGCACGTAATCAGCAAGCGATATACGCAGCGAATTGAGCGGCATAACCTGAATCTGAGGCAGCACCTGGCACGGCTGGGACGGAAGTCGCTGTCGTTCTCAAAATCGGTGGAGCTGCATGACAAAGTCATCGGGCATTATCTGAACATAAAACACTATCAATAAGTTGGAGTCATTACCTGCGCCCCCCTGTGGAATGTAGTAATAACGTTCCATAACGCGGGCACGCCATATTTCCAGATTTTCAATATCTTCACCGTCTGTAATGGTGTCAGCGTACCCTGTGGACGGCAGACCACTGACGGGTGTTCCCAGTTGCATGGCAATACCATCATCCGTATTCCCCGCCGATCCCGGTTCGTCTGCCACAACAGGCACCCGGAGAAGACCATCGGCTGCGGTCACCGTCGCCGTCGTGGTAAAGGTCACCTGATTATCACGCTGGATCTGCGTTCCCGCTGGCAATACCGGCGTCCCCTCTACGCCATCCCAGCGCACAAATCCCCGGGCTGCCACCGCTTCTTTTCGCGGGCAGCGTTTGATTCTGGCGTGCCGGTACAGCCAGTCTTCATCACACACGTCCGGTAACAGATTTCTGGCAAGATAATCGATATACCCGTACAACGTGTGTACGGCTGCAGCCTGTACACGGGCATACACTTCCGCATCCATACGACGAAGCAGCGTATCCTGCTCAAAGCGGGTTAATAAATCGCTCCGGATCATAGAAATAAGTTGCGGGAGGCCGGGGCGATAAAACTGACTGTCAGCCATTCAGTTCACTCCAGATATCATCAAAAATAATGTTGTGAATATTGCCGTCACGCTGGTAAATGGTAATGGCAAGTGCCAGCGAGTCTGTCCCGGTCCGGACAGCGTTAATATCAAGACGGGAAGCAACACCATCCTCCACCATCCACGCCAGCGCCTCACGGACATAATCTCTGGCAAGCTGCGGGGTTTTATTTGTCAGCTTGCTGCGTCGCAACAGATACAAACGCGACCCCGTGCGATCATTCTGAACCGCAGGCCAGGTATCCCCCCACCATCCAAATATCCGTGGTGCATCATCACGCCCGGCACGCCGCCATGTAAAAAGCGAAATAATCACAGCACGCGTCAGAAGGTCGATCGAAGCCCCGGTCGACACGGGTCGCCCGTTAACATTAATCATCATGATTTTCAGCCCATCGGTTGATCCGGCGTGTCAGTGATCCCGCCACCATCACCATTTTCGGTATGTTTGTGGGCATTGTAGGCCTGCCGCATTTGCTGCATGCTGAGTCCGCCACTGTCGCAATTGTCAGTAATATCGGCGGTGGATTCGACTGGCATTTCAAAGCGCGCTTTAGGCGCGTTTTTAAAAATTATGGCCTTCCCGGCCCCGTCCACCACAATACCGGAACGGGTCAGGACAACGGACTGTCCCAGATCGTCATAAAGCGCCACTTCCCCACGTTTCAGTCCTTTCAGCCGGTAACGTCTGTCAGCCACGACCACAACCACACCATGAGAACGATCGCCCGCCGGAAATAAAGCAACGCCCTCAGCACCGTTCTGTGCGGCAGATGTAAAACCATAAGGTTCAAGGTGCTCAACGTGTTGTTTCTGATCTCCGGCTATCATTTTCAACCCTACAGACTGACACTTTCTGGCGGAATCCACCGCCGTGATGACAGCCCGGGAAATCAGATTACGAAGAGAAAACCCGTTCATCAGAAATCCTCCTCAACATTTTTTTCTTCCTGGCGGTAACAGGCTCGGGGAGATAAGCATCTGCCGGGCCAACCCGTAATTCAGTCGTCGTGCCCCGGTCGTCCTGGTTATAGGTAACTTCTGCGATCACCAGTTCATCATTATCAAAATTATTCAGCGGGTCGAAAACGATGACAGATAACCCCGGACGCCATAACGCGCCACTGCCCTGCCGCCAGCCCTGAACCGTATATGTTGTCTCACGGGTAAGCGCAGCCCGTTGGCGCGCTTCAAATTCACAACGGGCCTTACAGGTTGCTGTCGTTGCTGTGCCTGACTGCTGAATCAACAAAGGGCGATAACGGGTCACGCCACTGTCCTGAATGGTCTGACGTATTGCGGCAATGGTGGCCTCACCAAAATCATCGTCGTTGCCCGGGCGCTGCCCACTGACCTGATATTCAGAAAACCGCTCTCTGATGCTTCTTTCCGTGTCACAGGAAAGAATATTCTCTCCCAGCACCAGCACCAGCGCCGTCGCCGCTTTACCTGTTCCGGGTTTTCCCAGAACCAGTCGCCCGCATTCATCGTCATAAGCCAGCGTCTGAACCTGCCCCAGTAACCGGTTAAGACAATCGGCAACGGTTTCGCCGTGTTCCGGCTGGGCATCAATCACCGCTGTCTGCGGCACGCCAGCATCAACAACGGTGATGCCAAATGGCGCAGCCAGTTCACTGACTATTCTGAGCAGGTTTTTTCCGCTCTGCTGGAGTGGCAAAGCAGAGCAGTCAACCAGATCGGCTGTTTTGCTTCGCCCGACAATTCCCATGCTGACGCTGCTGGCGTCATAACGAAGCGGTAGTGCCTCCACATATCCGGTGAGCACAGGCTCATCCCCGATAAGCACTTCAACCAGCTCACCATTTTTTATCCGGGGTTGATAATCCCGGCTTCCGGGCCAGCGGGTGGTAATGGCAACATTAAAATCCCGGGCAATACGGTTAATGCCCGCACTGATACGGACGGATGTCCAGCCGCCCCATTCGCGACCGGAAACCCGAAGTAAAACGGTATCATTCATCTGACGGGTACCCTTAATGCCCTGACCGGAACAAAGCCCGGATGAGAGATGGCATTTCGATCCAGGATATCAGTTTCACGGGACGCATCGTCGTACCATGACGCAGCCAGAACAAGCGCAGGCAGAACTTCCGCTGGCGTTCGCTCTGCGGTTTCCTCCGTCTGAACCAGACGCGCCTGAATATCCCGGTTCAGTTCTGTACGTAATGACGTCAGCTGAAAAAACAGCCTGTCATCCGCCGTACGCCTGAGCTCCTGTTCAATCGCCGCGTTCAGCGATTCGCGTATGATGGTGAGATTTTCCCGCGTGGGTGGTTGCGCTCTCTCATCCTGTCCTGTGCTGGCTGCCACGCTGTCAAGTGCCGGATGAGAAACGTGAATAATATCGGACTGACGTTCAGTGGAACCACCAACAGCCACAACCGCCTGCTGATTTTTCACCAGGCTTCCGGGTTGTGGCAGTGAAGTGACCGCCCTTGTGGCTTCGCTGATTGCCGTCGTCCGGATGACAGCAGCCACAAGGTTTGTCTGCTGTTTTTGCCTGATAACCGATGCGGAATCTGTGGGCCACACCGCACGCGGTGCCAGTCCTGGGTCCAGCGTAATGCCGGACATTGTCGTTATGGACTGCACCAGATCCTGTGTGTTATCCACCAGCCGGGTTCCGGCCCGCCAGGTATCCTGCAACGTATGCACAAAATCACTGGCAACCGACGGCGGCATCAGAATGACGGATAAATCGCCCTGCAGTAGTCTCGCTCCGGCAGAAACAGCCGAATTAACCATTTTGAAAGCTGTCTGAACGGTTCCCAGCATATCGGTCGTCCGGGCAATAACATCGTTCTGAATAAAGTCCGGTATTCCCGCGAGATCAAAATCGCCGAACATGTCTTCAATCAACTCATCCAGGAATACGGACGACTCCTCCAGTTTTCTGGCGGTTGCAGCTCCGGCGACCGGAAATGACAGTTCCCCGCTCTCAACAAACTGAAATGAAACCCGGCACATACGGCCTTCAGTGCCGGAGTGAGAAACGGTCACCTGCCCGTCAATACAGCCCTGCATTTCACCGAACTGCGGATGGATCAGCGTCCCCGGCCCGGCGGTTTCAATCGCTGTAATCAGCCTGTCGCGCTGCTCTGCGTAATCATCACCAACGAGATACGCATTAATCGTCAGCCGTCGCGTGGCACGCCCGAGATCTTCCGTGTACGGTTTGTCACGGTTTGGGTATTCATGGACCTGAACGCGGCGTCCGAACGAACCCTCGTCGCTCTCCACCGAAAACGGAACGCCACGAAATGAAGCGTCGTAAAGATTATCGCGCCAATTGATACCTGAAGATGCAGAAAAGAGTGAAGAAAGAGAAGGTAAAGAAGGTAAGTCCATACTGTCTCCACTATAAAAAAACCGCCAATTTCTGGCGGCTTATATATTAATCATCATTAATATCTTTCATATTCAATTTGCAATTTTCGTAGGTCACTCCCGACTCGCCATTAACATTAACTCCAGCTCTGATATTCCCGTTTTCTTTTACATCTACAAAAAACTGGCCTCTTGGCATCTTGAACGCAAATGTAAAACCAACAGTATCTGAATCAAAATCATCATCTTTATATATTGGGATCAAAAATGTCATCGTCGCTGGTGATGCATTGTTTGCAAAATCAAATACACCTATACTTTTGCCGAATTCATAAGAAGCTTTTCTCAATATAATCGCACCGCTGGCAGAAGGGGATGGGCACGATATCCTCAGTTGTCTGAATCCATCTGTATCCAAGTCAACGTCATTATCTGCAGATGTTTTAACGGGTAATGACTCCAACTTATTGATAGTGTTTTATGTTCAGATAATGCCCGATGACTTTGTCATGCAGCTCCACCGATTTTGAGAACGACAGCGACTTCCGTCCCAGCCGTGCCAGGTGCTGCCTCAGATTCAGGTTATGCCGCTCAATTCGCTGCGTATATCGCTTGCTGATTACGTGCAGCTTTCCCTTCAGGCGGGATTCATACAGCGGCCAGCCATCCGTCATCCATATCACCACGTCAAAGGGTGACAGCAGGCTCATAAGACGCCCCAGCGTCGCCATAGTGCGTTCACCGAATACGTGCGCAACAACCGTCTTCCGGAGACTGTCATACGCGTAAAACAGCCAGCGCTGGCGCGATTTAGCCCCGACATAGCCCCACTGTTCGTCCATTTCCGCGCAGACGATGACGTCACTGCCCGGCTGTATGCGCGAGGTTACCGACTGCGGCCTGAGTTTTTTAAGTGACGTAAAATCGTGTTGAGGCCAACGCCCATAATGCGTGCAGTTGCCCGGCATCCAACGCCATTCATGGCCATATCAATGATTTTCTGGTGCGTACCGGGTTGAGAAGCGGTGTAAGTGAACTGCAGTTGCCATGTTTTACGGCAGTGAGAGCAGAGATAGCGCTGATGTCCGGCAGTGCTTTTGCCGTTACGCACCACCCCGTCAGTAGCTGAACAGGAGGGACAGCTGATAGAAACAGAAGCCACTGGAGCACCTCAAAAACACCATCATACACTAAATCAGTAAGTTGGCAGCATCACCGTTTTAACGTTACTAATAAATCGTGAAACAATCTCCTCATTTGTTAGTATTTTCGCCTGAGCACAGCAAGAGGTTAATATTGCAACCGTCATTAAAAATGGCTTTATCACAAAACAAACTCCATTGTTAGCATGTTACGCGATAATTTTGCCTCATCTTTCACCACAAAAAAAGAACTCACCTTTTAAATGGAGAATACCCAACATCATGGGTGATTTTCATAAAGGGATCGCCTGTTTTCGGCAAATCGATAACGCGCATTCCAGGCGGCGCGTTGTCAAACGTCACCTTAAGTTCGCTGCGGGTTGCCGGTGAAGATGCAAGGCTTAACAGCTGATTCCTTTCCAGTGATACATTCGGGGTGTAGCGTTTATCGGGAGATAAATACCCATCACCACGTGGCATCTGCCATCCGGTCATGTCATAGACAAAATCATGGAACTGTTTGCCCCACTCGTCGAACTTATCATTCAGACCAAATCCACTGTTCAGTGCATCAGCCACAAAATTTTTAACAAGCCAGGGATGTGCTTTTTCAAACTCCTGCGCCATCATGCCCAGTTCAAGCAATCCACCAATCAGACTGATCTTTCCGAGGCCCTTTAATTTCAGCCCTGTTTTTCCTGCCGCCGTTGTCCATTGATTCTGGGCGACTGTTGCCGCACGAATACTTGCCACCGCCTTCACACCAATATACAGGGCAGAAACCGTTGCTATTGTTTTTACTGCCTGTTCCCATCCCCCCATTGCTCTGACAACCTGATCAACCTCCTGCCAGACTTTTTTCACAACCGGACCGACCGTTTCCCAGTTATCAATTATGAGATATGCACCACCGACGAGAAGCGCAATTAATCCCTTTGCCGGCGTCATATTCATCACGCTACCCATGATTTTTGTTATGCGTGTCAATGTGCCAATCGCCACGCCCATCGTCAGTAATGCCGCACCAGTTTTCGCGATGGTTTTTACGACCTCAGGATTTTCTCTGACAAACGTGCGCACTTCTTCCAGAAAAGGCTTCATCTCTTTTATGCCTTCATTGAGTGAAGGCAGGAAGGTTTCCCCCAGCGTGGAAGAAATCGCATTGATCTGGTTCTGCAGCAGCAACAACTGATTTTCTGTCGTCGCGGCACGGGCGGCATATTCTTTCTGCATTGAGCCGCCATACTGCTGCGCATCCGCCACACGATTAAAGTTGGTTCGCAACAAATCCAGATTCGTGAGCAGCGGCGCAATGGCCCCCAGGGATTCCTTCCCGAACAGCGCTTTCAGCACAGCAGCCTGTTTTTCTTTCGGCACTTTTGCCAGAGAATCCAGTACGTGCAGCATGGCCCCGCGGGCGTCTTTCTGCATATCCGCCGCCAGTTTTTTCGGGCTAATGCGCAACGAGCGGAGCACTTTTTTCTGCGATTTGGTGGCAGAATCCCTCGCTGTCAGCGACAACATAAAATTCTTTATCCCCGTCGCAGCAATTTCTGACTCCACCCCCATTCCGGCAATGGTTGCCCCCATTGCGGCAATCTCTCCGGAGGCCACACCCGCAACACTGCCTAAAGGGCCAATACGGGTCACAACATCAGAAATCTTTTTCGCACTTGCAGGACCGGTATTACCAAGATAGTTAATCTTATCCGCAAGCCCTGCCACCTCTCCCTGTGTCAGTTTAAAGGCAGTGCGCCACTGCGCCATCATCTGACCGGATTCTTCTGCCGTGGTGTCAAAGGCCACGCCCATCTTCACGGCATCGTCAGTAAACTGCATCAGCTCGTCACGGGCGATACCAGCCTGACCACCCGCCGCCACAATTTCGGCGATACCTTCCGCCGACATGGGCAGTTCTGTTGACAGGTCGCGCACCTGCTCCGTCATTGCCTTAAACGCTTCCGGCGTATCCAGACCATCCACCACTTTCCGGACATCCGCCATTTTTGATTCAAGGGCAATGGCAGATTTGACCGGGAGCGCCAGCGCCCCCAGTACTGCGGTTCCGGCACCCGCTGCGCCCAGTAACAGGCTGGCAAACTCCTTTTTAAAACCTTTCAGCTGGCGCTGCATTCCCTTCAGCGGTGCCGATACCTTATCCACGGCAGTGATGATCGCCTTCAGCTGAAAACTGTCAGCCATGCTTCATCTCCTCGTTAATGCGGACGGCCTCGGCTTCCAGTTCTGTAAACTGCGAAACAGCCCCCCGTCGCAGCTCCAGTGGATTCAGTTTCCAGAACCAGGCAACATTGTAGAGTCGTTTCCGGAGGTGCTTCCCGTCTCCGACTGGGTAAAAAAACGCAGGATCTGCATGCTGGTCTTAAAAATATCCAGTTTTGCCATCTGCGCCGCCGATGAACGCGGGATCCCCGCCAGCAACGGGATATATTTCAGTGCCACCTGGCTGTCCAGTTTAATACTGCCTTCACCGGAAATAATGAAAGGAAAACCCAGCGCCTCGATTTCGTCATACGTGGGCTCGCGCAACTCCAGCACATGCAGCATTTCGTTATGCGCTGTCACCGGTTTTTTTAAAACTATTTCTGTAACGTTCATTGCCATTACTGATACCCTCCCTCTTCGCCGTGGAATTCAAGATCTGCCGTGCCTTCTTCGGCATTATGATTAGCCTCTCCGTGCAGCCATGCCGCCGAAAGCACATACACCATGCCGTTTGCCAGCTCAGCGGTAATCGTCATCTGGTCTGAGGTGGTAATTTTGTCGACCGGAAAGTTTTTGGGCACTTTAAACGTGCCCTTAACGTAAGGTGACCGCCAGGTCTCCTTGTAATCCACATCCCCTGCCATGCCGACGATGTCATCCCGGACATTGGTGTTCATCGGCACTTCAATGCCACCTGTCAGCGATAACTGCTGACCATCCACTTTAAAAAAACAGGTTCCGGCGATCTTTGCCATTATGCTGACTCCTCTGAATACTGAAGACGGAACTGGTTAACCACCGCAAAGACACGTAACTGATTAACATAATCCGGCGGGAACAGCGTATTCAGTCGGTTCGGGTTATCTGCATCACGCTCAACTATCAGATACTGTTTAAACAGATCGTAATTTTCCACAATACCGGCACGCTCCATCTGACGATATGTCGCCAGAAGTTCCCCTTTGATAACGGCAGGAGTGACAATCGCCTGCCCCGGACCAAAACGGGTACCATCATTTGCCAGCTTGTGACGTCCGTACTTGCTTGTGATGACCGATTTCAGTTTGCGAAGAACATATGCACTGGTATGCAGAGTTTCACTGTCCAGATAGCTGTTGTCTGCCACGCCATACGCATTCTTTTTGTAGGTGGTTACGGAACGCTGGATCTGCAACGTGCCGCCTTCCACATAAGCCGTCGCCACGCCGTGAGATAAAAGGGTCTGCTGCTCTGTCATGATGAATCGCTTACCTTTCGGTGCCGGAAGCATCCCCACCAGCTCCCCCGTCTGTGTCGGACGGGCAGGATCATTCCGGATAAATACCGCTTCACGGGCAAGGCGACTGGCAACCAGTTCATCGACAGGCGACTGGGTTTCTTTTTCGTAACCGGCAAGCGTGATATGTTGCTGATTATGCATATCTCCGGCACCAACCAGCTCTGACAGCGTTCCCAGTTTTGCGGTATAGACATGCCCGTATAACTGGCGCGCATAACTCCAGCGACCGCTGCTGTCATTCATTTCGGTCATCATCATATTGATGGAGGCGGCATCGTTGAACGGCAGACCGATAAAGTCGAATGCCTCATCGCCCATAGCAGCAACAGCGGCGGTAAGATCAGGCGCTCCGCTACCGGCAGCACCGACTTCCGTCACCACCCGAAGCCCTGCTGGCAGAATCTCACCACCACCAGAACCATAATAATTCAGACAGACCGGTAACTCATTACCATACAGCCCCTTATGACGGGCAGTCAGCGTCACCACACCTGCATCAGATGACGCCGTAAACGGCAGGGTGATAACCCCGTTTACCGCTTCCTTAATCGCGGTGGCAACCGCAGTGGCATCATCGCCATTCACCACAGGCACCTGTACACGGGAGCGCCCGACATACAGACTCAGGGTGCCGCTTTCCTCTGCTTCTCCGGCAACCGTCACCCTGACCGTCGCCGCCGCCCCTCTGGCTTCCGGTACTGCAATAACATACAGTTCACCGAAAGGATCTGTCTGACGGTAGACTTCCACCATACGCGCCAGCTGGCTCCCCGCCCCACAAATCTGGCGGGCATAATCTGCCGATGGCATCAGCACCAGGCTGTTAACCTCAATGGCTGCATCGTTGCTGGCATGCCCGATCAGTAATGCAGGCGCGCTGGTCACCGCTGTATTTGCCGCAGAATTGTTCATCTCGGCGTAGAACAACGGCACCAGCGTATTCGACGGAACAGTATTAAAACTTATCGTCATGATTTTTTAGCCTTATCCTTGAGGTGTACTGGCAATAGCGGACACTACCATTTGTTCTTTTTTTAAGCAGCCATCTGATGATATTTTTCCCTGAAGGCTGCCGGGGAGATATTCCCCAGACGAGAGTGACGACGCTGACGATTGTAGAAAATCTCAATGTATTCCCGTATTACTGAGATGGCTTCATCCCGGTTATTAAAACGATAGTGGCTCAGGCTCTCATTTTTCAGCGTTCCCCAGAAGCTTTCCATCGGAGCGTTGTCGTAACAGTTACCTTTACGCGACATTGATGTTTTCAGACCAGACTGCTCCTGTATGACCCGGTAATCGTATGCGCAGTACTGTGAACCTCGATCAGAGTGGTGGATTAGCCCGGCAGGTGGGCGCTGGCTCCTGAGCGCCATAAACAGGGCTTTACCTGTCAGCTCTTTTGTCATGCGCTCTCCCATGGCGTAGCCGACAATTTCGCACGTATAAACATCTTTGATGCCAGCGAGGTACAACCATCCCTCCTGTGTGGCAACATACGTCAGGTCCGCCACCCAGACCTGATTTGGTGCTGTAGGAGCGAACGTCTGGTTCAGCAGATTTGGCGCAACTGGCAGATTGTGGTTCGAGTTCGTAGTCGCTCTGAACTTGCGTTTCTGCTTACAGCGTAGCCTTAGCTCCTTACGAAGACGTGCCAGTCGGTCACGACCAACGATGATGCCATTCTCTGCCAGCTCCGTCTGGAGCCGCCGGGTTCCATATGTTTCGCGAGTGCGGATATGTGCCACCTTAATCTCCAGTTTTAGCCGCTCATCACTTTGTTTTCTGTCTGAGGGTTCATGCTGTACCCAGTTGTAATAACCGCTCCTGGATACACCAAATACCTGACACATCGCTTCAATGGGAAATTGTTGTCGCCATTGTTCGATTAACGCGTATTTTTCAGCGACTCCTGTGCAAAATACGCTGTTGCTTTTTTTAATATATCTCGCTCAAGGCGAGCTTCATTTAACGCCTTACGCAGTTGCAGAATTTCAGATTCCAGTTCAGCCACCGTGCGGGAACCAGGAGTACCGAGCCCTTTTCTGGCGGCGGTAACCCATTGTCCTAAAGTGCCTTCAGGAAGAGATAATCGGGAAGCGCCTTCACTGATCGAAAGTTGATTTTCAAGAACCGTTCTGACAGCTTCGGCTTTGAACTCTTTAGAGTAACGTTGGGTTTTTCTGCTCATTATTAGCTCCTTCTGATGCCATTCTATTTCAGGAAGGAGCGTCCGTTAAACTCAGGCTACCTCAGTCTTTCAGGACGTACCCAATAGAAAGGCCGGTTAACGAACCGGCCTTCATGTGTGCATGTGCACGTTTTGCGAGGGGATCATCATCAATAAGCAACCGTCCCCTGACGTAAAGCCCGACATCGTCTTCCTTCATTTCGGTGTAAACACCGATGGGTTCATCCATGCGGTGCTGCCAGAGCAGCGCAGGTAACGCTTTTCTGTCACTCCACGCCCGCAGGGAAGCAGCAAATGCCCCGGACATCACCACATCATCGTGGCTGTCCTTTACACCAAAGACGGAGCCATACCCTTCAAACTCACCGGAGTCACTGACAGATTTCAGACTCAGCGGTACATCAAGACGTTGTTTCGTCTGCAT